GATTTTAATTGGTTTACTGGTGTAGTCGAAGATCGCCACGATCCATTAGTAATTAATCGCGTGAAAGTACGTTGCTTTGGCTGGCACACTGAAAACAAAAGAGCTCTTCCAACTGCTGAACTTCCTTGGGCTTCGGTTCTTATGCCTACAACTTCGTCTGGTACTTCGGGCGTTGGTGAAGGTACTCATGGCCTTGTTGAAGGTTCATGGGTTATGGGATTCTTTCGTGATGGTAGTGATGCTCAAGACCCAGTTATTATTGGTACTATTATGGGTACTAATGCCGAAGGTGCTGAACCAACTACTGGTTTCAATGATCCATACGGAGTTTTTCCAAGAGAAGCTGGTACAGACGCTGGTAATAGAGCATTAGGTCTAGATTCTGAAAGAGTTCGGCCAGTTGGTGTGGGAGAACCAGAAGACGCTTATGCACCTCAATATCCATACAACAAAGTCCGTTTAAGTGAATCAGGTCACATTGTAGAATTTGATGATACTCCTGGTGCAGAACGTATTAATATCCAGCACCGAACAGGCGCTTTTATTGAATTAAGACCAGATACATCAATGCGCACTCGTTCAAAGGAACGATATGATGCTATGACACAATGGATTGTTACAGTATCCGGAGATGCTACTATTAACGTTGGTGGAAATATGTCTACCACAGTTCAAGGTAATATGACATCTTCAGTTGGCGGTAATTCATATATTGACACAAAAGGAAATTTGACTTCTCGTGTATCTGGATCGCATTATGGATATGTTACGGGATCCACTATCTTACAGACAAGAGGCAACATCAATGTAAAAACAACTGGTAACTTGACTGTTGACTCTGCGGGTAAAATTGACTTTAGATCTGATGGTCCATTCTCAATTACTGCTCCATCAATGACTATTGACCTTCAAGAAGATTTATCAATTGTTGGTACTAATATGATTACCGATATGTCAGCAACTATGGTTACTCAAGTTCCAACATATCAATTGACTACAGACACTATTAGAGCTGATGCAACGGCTTCACTTGATTTGCATACTGTAGCATTTACTGCGATGGGTCAAGAAACAATAGACCTTGGAACTGATGCCTTAACTTTAGATGCTGTTACTTCGGGCTATATGAATTTTGGCTCTTCTTTAGATGTTTCAGCTGGATCCGAAATAAACATTGTAACCGCAACTATGCAAATAGATGCTGACGCCGAAATGAGTTTAGCTTCTCCAACTATGAATTTAGATGCTGATGGAACTATGAATATCGCAGGTGGAACATCTAATATTGGTTCTTCTGGAACTACAAATATTAAATCATCTCAACTCGAATTAAATCCAGGTGGTACAATGTCTCCTGGTTCTGCATTCTCTCCAGACGAAGCTCCTGAAGCGCCAGATGATCCAATAATTCCAGATCCAACTTCACCAAACAATCTTCCAAAGGTTGGATTTGACGCTCTTGAGCGTACGCCATTTGAAGTACAAATCGATGAAGCTGATACTGACATTAGTTTCCCAACACCAAAATATTCTGTGATTAGTCCAGATGGAACTGCTGCATATTCTCAACAAGTTCTGAATCTTCAAAATGTCGGTAGAGCTGGAATCTCTGGCTACTCAGGTCAAAATCTTCAAAACATTACTTCTGATACTACAAACCCAGCTATTGATGGTAAGATTATTTACCAAGACGGTGCTGGGACAACTGTAAAATACACAAATGCTCATGCAACAAGAAATAAAGAAATTGTTACTCAGCTTGAGCAGATTATTATTCAAGCTTGTAAAAACAGTGGATTATCTGCGGAAATATTCTCAGGTGGTATGACTCCACAAAGAAGAACTGGTTCTGATAGACACCTAAATGGCTTCGCGGCTGATGTTCATCTATTCACGTCAGAAGGTAAAAGATTAAATGTTCAATCCCAAGAACTTCGCGATTGGTGTCAACAAGCTAAAAACGCGGGGGCTACAGCCATTGGAGCCGGTGTAGGTTATATGGGTAACGTAGGTGTTCACTTAGATATTTCAGCTGGCAATACAGTTCCAGCTGGTTCTGCTACGTATTGGGGATCGGGTGGTCGTTCTGCTAATGCTCCTCAATGGTTAATTAACGTTATGACTAGCTAAAGGAGATTATAATGCCTGCTGTAGTTGTTCAAGGTTCTGCTTCAACCGGTGATCCATGTGGAGCTCCACCAAGACCACCATCTAGTTTTAGTGGAGATGTAAATGCTGGAGGAAAACCAGTGGTAAGGCAAGGCGACGCATATGCCGCACATGCTTGTCCAAATTCACCACCGCATGGTGCTTCTGCTTCAGCAGGTTCTGGAACAGTAAATGTAAATGGTCAACCAGCTCACAGAAATGGTGATGCTATTTCTTGTGGAAGTAGCGGAGCTAATGGCGTTGGTAGCGTAAACATCGGTGGATAAGGTATAAATAATAGCATGAGTACAGAAATTCTATCAGACGCAAATCCATCTAGAGTCGGGGTAACTGCTAAAGTTATGGCCCGAGTAAAGCCATATACTGATTTAGATTTACGTTTTAAGCCTCATCCCAATTTTGGTGATGTTGTACCATTAAAAGATATTGCTGCGATCAAAAATTCTATTCGCACTATCTTATTAACGAATAAAGGTGAGAGACCATTTCAGCCAAACTTTGGCTGTAATATTACTGGTTATCTTTTTGAGCAACCAGATCCTATTACATTATCATTTTTAGAAGACGAAATTAAAGACGCACTAGGACTATATGAACCTCGCGTAATTACAGCTGATGTTAAAGTTGAAGATAACACTGACGCTAATGCGCTATTTGTTTCAGTATCATGCATCTTAGTATCAACACAACAACAAATTGATGTTGAATTATTTTTAGAGAGAACTAGATAAATGGCACAAATTAAGAACGTAACCGAACTTGATTTCGATCAGATTAAAACTAATCTAAAAGTTTTTTTAAGTTCTCAAGAAAAATTTAATGACTATGATTTTGATGGCGCAGGGATGAATGTTCTATTAGATGTTCTTTCTTATAACACTCAGTATAATGCGCTTTTAGCACATATGACAATGAATGAAGCATTTTTAGATTCTGCACAAATAAGATCTAACGCGGTGTCCCACGCTAAAAACTTAGGTTATACACCAAGATCTAGATCTGCTGCTGCTGCGAAATTAAATGTTACTGTAACTGGAGACTCGGAATCTCCTGCTACTATTTCTATACCAAAGGGATATAATTTTACAGGACAAATCGGATCTAGTACTTATACATTTGTGACTAATGCTGCATTTAACGCTAATAAAAGTCAATTTAACAACCAATATGTCTTTAATCAAATTCAAGCTTACGAAGGTAAGCTTGTTAACTTAACGTACCGAGTAGATAATAAAGAACAATTTCAAAAGTTTAGAATAGCAGATCCTAATATTGATACTTCTACTATGGTTGTGCGAGTTAGAGATTCATTAACCTCAAGTGACTATGTTTCCTATACTCATTACGATAATATTCTAAATGTAAATAATGAATCAAAAATTTATTATTTACAAGAAAATGGTAATAACCAATATGAGTTTTATTTTGGAGATGGAGTATTAGGTTATCAACCTTCGACAGGCCAAGTTGTGGAGCTAACATATATTTCTACAAATGGTATAGAAGGAAACGGCGCTAAAACGTTTACGGCAAATTCTTCAATTGGAGGATTTACTTCTATCTTAGTTGTAAATAGTGATGGCTTTGAAAAAACCTTAACTGGGGCCGAAAAAGAGACAATTGATTCGATTAAGTTTAATGCTCCTAAGTTGTTTGCTGCACAAGATAGAGCTGTAACTTCACAAGATTATAGATCAATTTTACTTGCAAATTTTGATTACATAGAAGATATATCTGTTTGGGGCGGAGAAACTGCGGTACCTCCAGTATATGGAAAAGTTTATATTTCTATTAAACCTAATGACGCAGAATTGCTAACAGACTCTACAAAATCGTCAATCGCTCGCTTTTTGAAAGATAAAAATGTTGGATCAGTTACTGCAGAAGTTGTAGATCCAGATTATACTTATTTAAATATTGAAGCATTTTTTAAGTACGATTCGCATAATACTTCTAGAACTAAAACACAATTAGAATCTGCGGTTAATCAAGTTATTCAAAACTATAATGATACTGCCTTAAAAAAGTTTGACGGTGTGTTTAGACAATCTCAGTTGTTGCGTCTTATCGATGACGCCGACCAAGGTATTTTAAATTCTACAATAAGAATTAAAATGCATAAACATATATTCCCTATTGCAGGTGTTACTTCTTCTTACAATATTAAATTTTCTGCTCTAATGTATCTCTCAGATTCTGATGAATCTATTATTAGTTCCAATATATTTCACACAGACGATGCTGGTACCGAAGGCACGTTTACTGACATTGCAATTGCAGGATCTACTGACAGACAAGTTCAAGTAGTATCTGCTACAACTGGAAATGTAATTATTGCTAATGCAGGAACTGTAAATCCATCTGAGGGAACGATTAGTCTTAGCTTAAATATTACTTCGACATCTGTAATAAAAATATATGCTAAAGCTGATTCGAATGATATTGCTCCAAAGTTTAACCAACTTGTAGCTATTGAAGTAGATGACGCTGAAGATGCAATCGAAGTAACTGGCGAAATAGATACTATTGCGACGCAGGGCTCTGATGGCGCTGCTAATTATACAACGTTCTCAAGACATTAATAGGGTCTCATGGCTGATAATAGAACAAATATAGAAAGCCCTAGTGTTGAGCAACTAATACCTCAGCAATTAGTAGGTGACTCTCAAGCTTTAATTGAATTCTTAAAGGAATATTATAAGTTCCTGAATCAAGATCAAGAGCCAACTCATGTAATTAACACAATTATTCAAAATAAAGATTTGGATGACGCTGTTGATGCATATATTGATATGGTTCGCAAAGAGCTTGGTCATGGAATGGCCACTAAGCTTGAAGCTAATAAAGTAAACTTATATAAACACATTGGTGAATTTTATAGGTCTAAAGGTTCTATTGATTCTTTTAAATTATTATTCAGGCTTCTTTTTAATAAAAACGTAGAAATTTCTCTTCCTAAAGAACAAATTCTTGTTGCTTCTGACGGTAGATGGGTTCAGCAAACATCATTGTTTGTGAATATATCAACTGGAAATGCTTTTGACTTAGTCAACTCATTTGTTACAATTAATAATACTAATGGTTCATCTGTAATAGTTGAAGTTGAAAGAGTAAGAAAATACGATGATTCTGGCATTTTTGAACTTATTGTTTCAAGATTATTTGTAGGTCAAATTAATGATGCTGCAACATTTACAGAAAATTCTATAACCGGGACAGTTATTAATTCTCTGTCAGCATATTCAATTAGTTATTCTGGCGAGGATGGATTTAAAGTCGGTCAATTACTAGATGTAGTAAGTGGATCAATCACTGGAACTAAAGTTAAAGTTACTTCAGTAAATGCTACTAATGGTATTACTGGTATTGAGTTTTTAGAATTTGGAGCTAATTATCCCTCTACGGTAACACTACAAGTATCAGTAGATACAACTTCTTTAAATAATGGTATTTTAATAGGATCAGTAATTACTGATACTAGCGTAGAAAATATAGAAGCATTAAAAGTATCAAATCCAGAAAAAGCTATAATTTATTTTACAAGCACCGCGGTTTCTAGATATTCTGGATCATATTCAACTAATAAAGGGTTTCTATCTGACGACATTTACCTGCAAGATAACTTTTATTATCAGCAATACTCTTATGCAATTAAAGCTGATGAGCAGTTTTCGCAATATGAAAGTATAGTAAAGCAAACTATTCATCCATCAGGTATGATTATGTTTGGTGAATTTGAAATTACTAATGAAATTGACGCTACTGCAGCGATTCAGCTATTGGGAAGACTTTATCGCGGGTTTTACAGTGATGCAGTTAGAACAGATGATACTGATACTATAATTGATACAACAAAGCCATTAGCTCATACCGCTACTACTTCTCAATTTGTTATTTACGAATTTACTAAGGGTGTGGCAAATACTGATGATATTGTTAATACATCTGATCTACATGAAAAGTTTTCAACAAAGCCATTAGCTCATACCGCTACTACTTCTCAGCACGTATATAGAAATATAACAAAGCCTTTCGAAGAATTAATAGAGTCTCAAGATAGCAACTTAGTTGAAGGTCCACAGGTTTATGCAAATGATTACTTTTTGCAAGATTATTCTACTGATTTAACCATTGATACTTTAAAAGGATATAAGTGGAATTTAACAAAACCATTCTTTGAAAGCATTGCTACTTCTCAAATTGATCCCATTTTTAATTTTACTAAATCCGATACAGATTTAGTAAATACCTCGCAAATTGTTGATAAAAATACTACAAAGCGACTTGTTGATGTTGTCGGGGCAGAATCAGAAGATTTAATCTTTGATACGCAAAAGGTATTATCGACAAACGTTTTATCAAGTGAGCAATTGTCGAATGATATGGATAAACCTTTACCTGGAGATAGTATAAATACTATTGTCGACGGGATGGCTGAGATTAATCCATATTCCCCGTTTTATTTTGAAGAACACTATTCAGGCGGCCCACGCTCTGATTTTACCTAACTTAGGAGAAAAACCAAATGTTAATGAATGAAAGCTTAAAGGCTACCGGCCAAGTCTCAGTAGAGATTTTTGATCCGTCTGGCTCTTTAAAAGAAAAAATTCACATCCCAAACCTTGTTGTAACCACAGGTAGAGACTACATTGCTCGTCGTATGGCAAACACTGACGACGCTGTGATGAGTCATATGGCTACTGGTACAGATAACACAACTCCAGCGCTTGCTGACACTACCCTTGGTACTGAAAATGGTAGAGTTGCTTTAGATTCTACTTCGGTAGCTGCTAACGTTGTAACATATCAGGCGACCTTTGCTCCTGGCACTTCAACTGGCGCGCTTGTAGAAGCTGCTGTTTTAAATGCTTCTTCTGCTGGTACAATGTTATGTCGTACAACCTTTGATGTTGTAAATAAAGCTGCTGCAGATACAATGGTTATCACTTGGGCAATTACAATCTCATAATAAAATAAAGAGAAGTATTAATGACTGCTGTAATCACTTCATCATTTCACACCAATGTTGCTAATTCTGTTTATGAAGAAATTCAAAGTAGAAGCGCAATTTATCACTATTTTGTCGGGCAAGTGCTGGCGTGGAGTGATGAAAATGATCCCCCTGTTCCTAATGGCTCTTACGTGTATGAAAACAGCGTAAGAAATAGTATTGTACAAACTAAGCAAATTCAAATTAATGATGTAATACATGTTCTTCCAAGAATAAATTGGGAAGCGCAAACTGTTTATGATATGTACGATGATACTTATACTTTAGATAATACGTCAGCCACTGGAGCAACGTCATTAGCTGAAGCAGTATTTTATGTTCTTACTGAAGACTTTAATATCTATAAATGTATTTTTAATAACAACGGTGGAGCTTCTACTGTACAACCAACTGGAACTAGTGCCAATTACATAGAAACCGGTGATGGATATGTTTGGAAATTTATTGCCTTTATTCCTTTAGGTTTAAGAAATAAATTCCTAACTACTGCGTTTATGCCTATTACAAGGTCTATTAAAAATAGGTATTACTCAGAAGGAACAATTACTTCTTATAATATTTTAGATGGCGGTCAAGACTATGATCCAAATGAAACATATGCTGTTATTAGTGGGGATGGCTCTGGCCCATATGCAAAAAGACTATCATCTATAGTAACTTATGACGTTCAATATAAAGACGGAACTAACGAGAATGGTTTTGGAAAAAAATTCTATATAGACAATACCGTAGCTCCAGAATTATATTTAGTTGAAGAAAACACTTATAGATTTGACCAATCACATTCAAATAATTCTGGTATAACTATTAAGTTTTCAACAACAGACGATGGAACTTGGCATAGTGGTACCGAATATACAACGGGTGTAACTTATGTTGGAACACCTGGTACTTCTGGTGCATACACACAAATTGTAGTTCCTGAGAGTGCTCCAGATTTATACTATTATAGCGAAAACGATGAATACGCTGGAAATCAAGTTTACACGTTACAGAACGCTGGAGTAGAAGGTCAAGCAAATATTCAACTTGTAATCGAAAACGGTGTTATCACGGGCTTACAAATTTTAGATGGTGGATACGGTTATACTTCTGCAAATTTAAGTATTGCTAAAGATATTGGTGATCCTGGAACTGGAGGATCAATTACTTTAAATCTTTCAGAAGGTGACTTGGCAACACAACAATCGAACGTTGAGCTTCTTGCTGTTGACGGAGAAATAAGTTATGTCGTAATTGAAAATGGTGGCACTGGATATACTAGTGCCAATATTGTTATCACAGGCGATGGTACTGGGGCGGATTTTGATGCTGTATTAGATGCAAATGGAACAATTACTGGTGTAACTATCAACAGTAAAGGATCTGGATATAGTTTTGCTAATATAGTTATTACTGGGGATGGCAACGACGCGTCCGCCAGAGCAATTATGGCCCCAACTGGAGGTCATGGGTCGAATGCTCCAGCAGAATTAATATCAGACACTCTTTGCTTTTATACTTCTTTTGAAAATGAAGCTATTCAAGGTCTTCAAGTTGATAACGAATATCGACAAATTGGAATTATTAAAGACGTTATGGATTTTGGATCTATACATACAAAGTTTAATAACGAATTAGGTTCTGCGTGTTATGCAATCACTGGTACTTTTAGTGGAAGTGATTTTCCAGAAGATGCCGATATTATAACCTTTGATGATACAAAAACATTAAAGATTGTATCATCAAACGATAATTCAATGCTAGTTCAATCTTTAGATGGATCAGTTCCCGTAGATGCTGAAACATATTACAATACCGAAAAAACAATTTCTTTCACTGTTACAAATTTAATAGATCCAACTATTAATAAATTTTCTGGAAATATGTTGTACGTTGACAATAAGCAAGCATTTACACCATCTGGCGAACAGTTTGTGGTCTTCAGAACATTCATTAAATTCTAACTTATAAATAAATGTAACAGATTAATTCAAATTAGAGTGTAGCAACAATGACAATAAATTTTAATACTGATCCTTACTACGATGATTATGATGAAACAAAAGATTTTTATAGAATCTTATTTCGTCCTGGTGTCGCAGTGCAGGCCCGTGAGCTTACACAAATCCAAACAATTCTACAAAAACAGGTAAGTAGAGTTGGCGATCATCTTTTTAAAAATGGTAGTCAAATTATTCCAGGATCAGTTAATGTAGATAATGATGTACACTTTGCTAAATTAAATACTACTTTCAATTCTGTTGAAGTTACTACTTATTTAAGTAGTTTCCAGAATATGATTATTACTGGATCTACATCTGGAGTTACTGCAGTTGTTTTAGATTCTTCAGAATGTAATTGCGTTATTGATGGTACTACTCCAACACTTTATTTTAAATACGAATCAACGGCAGCTGACGGAGAAACTAAAAGATTTATTCCAGGCGAAAATCTTGTTGCTACAGTTGCCGATAATACTGTTGCTAATAACTATCGCTTAACTACTCCTTTAGCAGCAGAAATGTCTGTCACTATTTCTGCTCCAGTTGGAAATACTACTTACACTAATAATGCAAATACAGACGTCATTGGGCGTGGATACGTAGTTGAAGTTAAAGAAGGTATTTACTACATTGATGGGTTCTTTGTTAGAAATGAAGAGCTTCACCTATATACCGGTAGATTTTCAAATACTCCAACTGCTCGGGTTGGTTTTAAAGTTGTAGAAGAAACTATTACTCCAGAAGCTGACACTACACTTCTTGATCCTGCACAAGGTACATATAACTATACCGCACCAGGTGGTCATAGATATAAGATTTCTTTAGAGCTTACTGAGTTACCTGAAGAATCTAGCGGTACAGATAGCATTAAGTTTGTTGAACTTGTTCGCTTAAAAAATGGTCAAGTTCAAAGCAAAATTAACAGAACATCATATGCTGAGCTTGAAAAGGCTATGGCTAGACGTACGTATGACGCAAATGGCCATTTTGAAGTTAATAAGTTTAAGCTTAACAAGCGTGAGCATTTGGATGATACCACAAACAATGGTGTTTACTTAGATGCCGACGGTGGAGATGATTCTAAGTTTGTATTAAGCATTGATCCAGGTCGGGCATATGTTTATGGATACGAGGTTGAAGCCATTGCAACTACATTTGTAGATTTTGATAAAGCTCGTGGAGACGATCATACAGTTGAATTACAGCAGCAACCAATTGGCACACCCGTTGGTAACTATTTGCTTGTTGATAAAGTTCAAGCATACGCTCCTGACTTTGAAGCTTTCGAAGAAATTGATCTTGTTCGCAAATATACTTCTGTTGACGAAACAAACCACTTTGCTCCAGGATCATTGAGCTCATTCGACGAAAAAGTTGGTACAGCACGAGTAAAATCCTTTGAGCTTCACTCAGGTTCTTATTCGTCAAATCCTATATTTAAGCTTGGTTTATTTGATATTAAAATGAAGCCTGGATACTCGTTTACAGATGATGTAAATGGATACCGCGAGGCTGGTCAAACTATTGGTAATATTTGTGGCGGTGGCAACATTGTTGTAGATCCAGATGTTGGATACGTAACTGGCACAGCGACAAACTCTGCTACTACAATTACTGGCGTTGGTACTCTTTTTGAACAAGAGTTTGCGGCCGGCGATGTTGTAGTAATTAATGGTGGAGTTGTTGGACAGGTTCATACTGTCGATTCAAATACTCAAATTACGGTTACTGGTACTACTGATGTTTCAACATCTTATAGTGGTCGTGTACAAAAATTAAAAGCAATTTTACAAGATTCAGAATATCCTAATCTAATTTACCCTGTAGGCTATCAATATATTGATTCACTTTATAATACTGATGGCACCAGAGAAGGAACACTGACGGTACGTAGAATTCTTTCTGATACAACAGATGGCGCTGGAACTTGGTCATTTACACTTACGACTCAAGGAGAAACATATCTCTCTGATCAAGACCTTGAAAATTATACGCTATTTGATTCAAGTGGTAATGTTGTTAATATTGATTCAGGCGACATTTCTTTTGATTCTGATTCTAATAGAAAAACAGTATTTATTTCTGGCTTAAGTAACAATGTCGCTTATACTCTTGCAACTACAATTCGTCAATCTGGCACAATTGGTGCTGAAAAAACTAAAACACTTCAAGAAGATTTTGTAGAAACAATCACTGGTAAGAAAACAGTTACAGCTCAAAGAATTACTCTTTCAAAAGGCGATGTGTTTGGAATTAAAGATATTCGAGTTACACCTGGTAATTATTTAGCATATGATGCAAATAACTCTATTTCAATTCTAAATAGTTTTACTCTTGACGATGGTCAAAGGCCAACACACTACCAAGCAGCAGAATTAGTTTTAAAGGCTACAAAAAAGGTTCCATCTGGAGCACTTCAGGTAACTTATGATTACTTTACGCATTCGGCTAGTGGCAATTACTTTACCGTTGACTCATACACTCGCCCAGATAACCCAGCTGTTGGTATTGACTATGGTCTAATTGGTACCACTAATTTTGATAATGGCGAAACAGTCAACCTCGCTGATGTTATTGATTTCCGACCAATTATTTCTGGCGATAATACAACGTCACCGGAATTACCGGCTGTTGGTTCGGATTTAACAACTGATCTTGCTTATTATATGGCTCGAATTGACAAACTTCTATTAACATCAAAGGGTGAGTGGAAAGTTATTAAAGGGGTTCCATCAATTGATCCTCAAGAGCCGGCTGATTCTGATGACGGAATGATTGTTGCTACAATCTTTATTCCTCCATATACAAAGCAAGTTGGAGATGTAAAATTACGTCAACGCGATAACAGAAGATATACCTTTAAAGATTTAGGCAATATGGATCGTCGTATGGCTTCTATGGAAGAATACGTTGCTCTTGACCAACTTGAAAAACTTACAGCTGATCTTCAAATCACTGACGCTACTACTGGTATTGATAGATTTAAGAATGGATTTATTACTGATCAGTTTACTGGTCACTCACTTGGCGACGTCAAACGGGATGATTACAGATTTGCTGTAGACGCTACAAATAAACTTGGCCGACCTATGCATTTCACATCTTCATTAGATATTATTGAAGATGTTTCTGATCAAGCCGAAAGAGCTGCTACTAGTTATCAAAAAACAGGTGACGTAATTACGCTACCTTATACTGAAGAGTCACTAATTTTTAATCCGTATGGCTCTAGAACTATTGATGTTAACCCATATAAAATTGGCGCTTTCAAAGGAGAAATAACATTAAATCCAGAAGGCGATAATTGGAAAGAAACTGATCGCCGTCCTGATCTTACAGTTACTGATGATAATGGTTATGATGCAATCAAATTTATTGCAGATGAAATTGGTATTACTGGTACTCAATGGAACGAATGGGAAACTAACTGGACTGGATCTTCTACTTCAACTAGAACTTGGCAAACAGGTGACCCAAATAGAAGACGCCAAACTGTTACAGGTTATGAAGAAACAGTAACAACTATTACTGGTTTAGATTCAAGAACTGGTGTTCAAACAAATATTTCTTCTACTGTAAATTCTCAAAACTATGGCGATAGAGTTGTAGATCTTTCTTATATTCCATATATGAGATCTCGTCCTGTTGTATTTACAGCTAAAAACTTGAAGCCAGATACTAAATTCTTTCCTTTCTTTGATGACAAATCTGTGACGTCTTATGTGACACCGGCTCAAGTATTTAAAGTATCTTTATCTTCGGCTGCTTCTTATATCGACTTTGATCCTGTAAATCTACAACAAGGTGTTATTACTGATCAATTTGAAAGAACCGAAAATGGTAAAGTAGAAGCTGCATATGCAGTAGGTGATGTAGTTAAAAACTCTACGCATACCGCTACAAATATTGATAGTATTACTAATTTAATATCTGCTGGATCTTCGTTTAATATTGATGTTGCTAATGCGACTGGGATTGCTCCAGGTCATCATGTTATGTTTTATAACTTAGGCGCTAATAGAGCAATTGATGCTTCTCCCTCAAATAATAATATCGCAATCCCAGAATCTACAATTACAGATTATAGCAGAAGCACTTCTTCTGAATTAAACTTGAAGAAATTTAAAGTAACAGGAGTTTCTGGCACAACAATTACTCTTGAAAACATTGATGGATCTAATATTGCAGCGTTCTCTGCATATGACTTAACTGCTTATACTGGTGATGCTGGTAAGTTATTAAGACTTACTGCTTCGGGTGTAGTTGCATTCCAAGGTGTTCTTGACGATGAAACTGCTCCAACTACTACAAACCGCTTTATCCATGTTGTTAATGTTAAAAATGGATTTGCTGTAGGTGAAACTATTACTGGCGTAATTACAACAGCTGGTGGTCAAATTAACTCTGTAGATATTGAAGAAATTAATGGCTCAACAAGCCTTACTTCAGCTCCAACAGTATATTCATCAGCCGATGATTTAAGAACAGATACTTGGGGCTCTGCAATTGGCGTATTTAATATTCCAAATACAGATGCTCTTGCATTCCGTACAGGTGAACGTAGATTCAAGCTTATTGATAATCGTACTAATAACGATGCTGACTTTGACTCAAAAGGTTCAGCGGTTTATTATTCAACTGGTATCTCATTATCAAAAGAAGCAACGGTTGTTAACTCAAGAGATGTAAGATTTGTTGAAGATAGATTATATGAAGAACTTCCAGTTCGACGTACATCGACATCTCAACGAGTTCTATATAGCTATTATACTGGACATGACCCAGTGGCGCAAACGTTTACTGTTAATTCAGATGGCGGAGCTTCAGTAACTTCTGTAGATATTTTCTTTTCAGAAGCAGGTAATAGACCAATTACAGTTGAGTTGCGCACAACAAACCAAGGTGTTCCATCAACTAAAATTATTCCATTTTCAGCTATAACTAAGACTCCTCAAGAAGTTAGTGTTTCGGCTGATGGCTCAGTTGCGACAACATTTACGTTTGATTCTCCAGTCTACTTGATGGAAGGTGAAACCTATGCATTGATTGTTAAAACTGATGAACCAGGTTGTAGATTCTTTATCTCTGAAGTTGGCCAAACCGACGTTGTCACAGGTAACGTAATTACATCTCAACCTTTAACTGGTTCATTATATCTATCACAAAATAGCTTGGAATTTGAAATTAATCCGCTTTATGATATGAAGTTTAATCTTCGTAAAGCTTTATATTCTACAAATGATATAAATGTTGATTTAAAAGTTGCTACACCTGAATCAATTACACTTCAGTCTAACCCATTTACAATTGCGACGGGAACTAATAAAGTTCGTGTAGCAGCAAGGAATCATGGGTTTAGAGCAAATGATGTTGTTGTAATTTCAAATGTAGCAGAAGCTGTCTACGGGGCTGATGGAACAAATGGTATTCCAGTAGATCTATTAAATGGTCAACATACAGTCGCATCAACTGGACTAGATAAAGATTCATTCATTATTGAAGTTGAAACCGAGGATAGTAACAGCGAATCATTAATCACCGGAACATTAGATGATCTAGTTCGCGGTGAATACGGTGGTGAAGGTATCTTATGCACTCGCCAATTAAATATGGATATGATGTATCTTAAATCTGGTGCTGTATCTGTAAAAGGAGCAAACATCGACTGGTATGTTAATCATGAATCGTTTGGAAATAATGTTTATAGGCCAATTGTTGGTGATTCAAACTATATGTTTGACGAAAGACAAACTATTAAGTCTTATGAAAACCAAACAATTATTCAAGCATCCCCACTTGTTAAAAGAAGTTCAGTATTAGTTAGAGCAACTTTATCTACAGACAATGTCAATGTATCACCACAACTTGATTTACAAAAGGGTGCTGCTTACATTGTTTCTAACTTAATTAATGATAGTTCTGAAAACTTAGTAAATGTTCCAGAATTAGATGCAACAGATCTTTATACTCCTGCTCTCGAAAGTGTAACAGAAACTGATACAAAGGGTTCTGGAATTGGCACTGCAACAGTGACTTCTGGAAATACAGCAGTAACAATTTCTGCATCGGGTGATGATATTACTTGGATGGCTGAAGCTGGTGATTATTTACTTAATTCTTCTGGAACCTTTGTGGGAGAAATTCATGATGTAAATAGTGCTTCATCAATTACTCTAAGATCTGGAGCTGCTGTACCTATGTCGGCAGAAGCATTCCAAATTCAAAACAATAATCATGTTAAGTTTTATGATCTTGGTACAAAAGGTATTATTGAAACAAGCTTTGATACTGCCGATAACTTACTTGCAAACGCTTCTATTGGTAAATATATTACAGTTAACTCAATCTCTGATATTGTAAATGGCACTCACCAAATTGAAGATATTGTAATTGAGGCAGCAGATCCGGATCGTCCTGGAAATACTGATGGCGATAGAATTACTATTACACTAGCTGCTCCATTTAATATTGATGGTGTGATGAGACTTAATATTGTTGCTGATACTTTTGATTTTTATGGGTCTGGAAGTATTACAACAAACGGTTCGACAACTGTGATAGGCTCTGGTGGTACCAACTTTGTAGAAGAAGTAAATATTGGTGATAAACTAATTAGTTTAGATGGAACTACATTGGGCGAGGTTGCTTCTATTACTTCTGTTACTGAGCTTGAACTGACTAGCTCTTCAGCTGCTACTATTAGTGGTGAAGATTATACAGTTCGTAAAGAACTTGGACCATCACCAACTTATTCGATCCAACAATTAGATAAGTTTGTTGAAGACTATGCTCCTGCTGGATCATATAACTATGCAAACTATATTACTCGTCCATTATACTTAAATGAACCTGCTGACTCTATTAAAATGATATTTGATGCTGAAGTATTACCTTCAACAGATATTGATGTATATTACAGAACAGCAGTTGGCACAGAAGATATTCACTCTAAGATTTTTACCAATACGAACTTTATAAATAATACTATAAACCCAGAAGGTGAATTTACTCAAAGAGAAATTGACATTAGTGATATTGACCCTTATACAAGAGTTGTTATTAAGATTGTAATGAAATCGTCTAATCCAGTAAATGTGCCAAAAATTAAAAACTTAAGGCTTATTGCATACTCATAATGACTCGATTATCTGTACAAGGTTATTCTAATTTAGTAAAAGATCCCACTTCTGGTGGGATCGTAAATAATGACCCAAAAGCTTTTGCTGAGTATAAGAAAAAAAGAGAAATAGCTTTACAAAATATTAATGAAAAAAATGCTCTTGAAAACCGAGTAATAGACGTTGAAAAAGATATAAATAAAGTTAAATCGGACGTCAATGATATTAAAAATATGCTACAGAGCATTATTGACAAATTAATTTAGGAAAATACTGATGGCTGCAACATTAACATTAAGATCTGTAAAAGGAATACCTCTTACTAATACTGAGGTAGATGATAATTTTACTAACTTAAATACCGAAATTTCTACTTTAGAAACAGATGTAGGTACATTACAAACAGATGTAAGTACTGCTGAAAGCAATATTACTACTTTACAGGGCGAAGTTGCTGCCTTAGAAACAGCAACAGGAGATAATCTAGCAGAAACAGTTTCTGATATTATTGGCACTATGGTAACAGGTAATAGTGAATCTGGTATTAATGTTACGTATCAAGATCTTGATAATACTTTAGATTTTGACGTTGGTGATTTTACTTTAACAATTAATGGTGATGCAGCGGGATCTGCTACTATTACGAATTTAGCAAGTCAGACTTTGACTTTAGATATTTCTTCTATTACTGGCAACTTATCGGTAAGTGGTGATGTTGAAGCAGCCAACTTTAACACTACATCTGATATTGCCCTTAAAGAAAATTTAAATATTATTGATTCACCATTATCAAAAATTGAACAATTAAATGGTTATACATTTAATTGGAAAGAAAATAAAAAAGATGCAATTGGGATTGTTGCTCAAGAAGTTGAGAAAGTATTCCCAGAATTAGTTGTTGCTGGTAAAGACGGAGTTAAACGTGTTAACTACGATTCTCTTATTCCAGTAATGTTAGAAGCAATTAAAGAATTAGCGAAACGCTAATAGTTCATAAGGAGAACGAAGATGGCGATTAAAGTATCAGGCACTACGGTTATTGACGATGCTCGTGCCTTACAAAACATAACAGATATTCCGAATCTAGCGAAAGCAATATCTATTGAAGCACCGGCAAATGGCTCTACAGACACCGCAACAGGTAGATATCTCACAATTGATGTTTCACCATATTTAGCGATTTTTGGTGTTTCATCGGCTTTAGAGGTTCAATTAGATAATAATAGTGATATGAGTTCACCGTTTTACGATGAAGAAACCACTACTTCAGGTTCTGAAATATCTATTGACTCAACAGTACATTCAATTCCAGTAGGAACAACAATTTACGTAAGAGCGCGATATAAAGATACAGACGGTGCTTTTGGAAGTTATTCTCCTATTTCAAGCTTTACTTCTAGAGCATCATTCGATTACCCAAACCAACCGTCAATTACTTCAGCAAGTTCAGGTCTCGATATAAATCCAACGTTCACTTCATCGGCATTTAGTACAACTGGTGGAAGTACGACACATACATCTTCTAGTTGGCAGGTTGCACAAGATGCCACATTTAATTCAATTATCGATCAAGGCGTTGAACTCAGCGGCAACTTGACGTCATGGGGACCAGGATCTGCTTTGAATTACTCGTCAACTTATTATGTAAGAGTAAAGCACCACTCTTCAACATTAGGCGATTCTGATTGGTCAGCTAGCCAAACGATCACGACTGGACTTGCGCCTGGTGAAGAAGTTTATACGACTCCAGGAACTTATAGTTGGGTTCCAACAAATGATGTGAATTGTAGCGCTGTAGCTGTTGGTGGCGGTGGCGGTGGCGTAGGTCCGGTGCACGATAATTGTGGTGCTGCCGGCGGTGCGTGTTCATGGATCAATAACTTTTCAGCTACTGGTGGACAAGGGTATACTGTCACAGTTGGTGCAGGTGGTTCTGTGGGCACTTCTGGCGGAAATAGCTCGTTTAACGGGAATGCCACCTGCTATGCTGGCGGTGGCTATGCAGCGCCGGGCTCGGGTAATGGCGCAAACTCGGCGGCGCTATACAACACCGCGCGGTTTGGTGATGGCGGCGGTGATGGCGGCGGCTTGAATAATGGTTCTAGATCTGGAGCAGGTGGAGCAGGTGGTTATACTGGCCAAGGTGGAGTTGGTCAAGAAACGGACACCAACCCAACCAATAACCCTGCTACCGGAGGCGGTGGAGGCGCAGGTTTCAACATAAATAACTTCGGCGCTTGGGCCGGCGGCGGTGTTGGCATTTTTGGTGAAGGGACTTCCGGGGCAAGCGGGACAACCAACAGTGGAGCTGGCAAAGGTGGTTCAGGCGGCGCTGGTGGCTTACCATCTGGATCTGGGCGGCATAACCAAATACCGAATGGTGGGGCGTATGGTGGTGGCGCTGGATCAGCTGGAACTGGCGGCTATGGAACTGTTCCTCCCAATGGAGGCCAAGGCGGTGGCGGCGCTGTCAGAATTATGTGGGGCGGCGGCCGCACTTTTCCAAACAATGCTGATGCGGTTTAAGGAGATACTCTAATGCAATTGTATGTAAAAATAGAAAATAACTTAGCAGTAAATTACTGCGTGACCGAAAGTAATTTACGTGAATTATTTCCAGGCCAAAATATTAAAGATTCTGAAGTTTTAACTTCTATAGGTTACGCTAAAGTTAAAACCAAAGATCGGCCGATTACTAATAATCCTGCTGAAGCTTGGGAAGAAGTTTATCCAGAAGCTGACGAAAATGGAGACTTTCATCAGCACTACAATCTTGTAACTGTAGATGCAACTGACGAAGCAATTTCTACTGCTAAGGCATCATTGAAAACTGAGAAAAAAAAGGTAACTAAAGGCTATTATGATGCTAAATCTAATAGACCATTAGTAGAATCTGGACTTGGATTTAATGTGGATGGAGGAGCATTAGATTTATTAAGCTTTAAATCTGGCAAAGCTCAAGGTCAATTAACAATTAGAGATGCTGATAACGTTACGCAAACTCTAAGTTCTGTAGATGATTATGATTTAATTATTGCAGCTATTGAAACCGAACAACTTAGATTAATTAATAAAAAATGGGAATTAGACGATTTAGTTGAAAATGTAGACACTTCTCTAGATTTTAATGATTATAGCGATGCATTAGATTCAGTTGCTATATATAGTTCGTCTTTTAACTCAGTATAAACTTATGAGAATTAAATATTATGGAAATAGATGCTAGTATTAAAAACCACTATGAACACCTTATTGAAGAATTTGGAGCTTTACCAACATTTTACGATATAAAATATCTGAATCCTAATAATAATCCTGGAATACATAAGTGTGTTCCAGGATTAACGCCAAAGCAGGCCACCGAAAGGAGCTTAGAATGGCTGTGTTATAGCACGGATTATACTCCTGAAGACTTTACAGTTAATGATGTTTTTGAAACTGAAAGCAAAGATATGCCTTTAGAGCTTATTGAATGGTTAAAAAATCAATAATTTAAAAATTAATATGACAAATACCCAGCTCTGCTGGGTATTTTTTTGCTTTGATTATTATAAATAGTTATATAAATCTCAATTTGAAAAAATTATAAATAGATTAAACAAACTAAAGGTTTTCTATTATGGCAATTTATGCGAATCTTACCGCAGATCAAGGATCCACTTTTGAATCGTCAATTGACGTGACTGGTTCTGATGGTTCTGCTCTTGATCTTACTACATATACAGTTCGAGCACAAGTTCGCAAATCTTACAATTCTTCTACTGCTGTTGATTTTGCAACAACAAGAGATTCTTCTGGGGGCATCGGTCTTTCATTAACAGCTACTCAAACCGGTAATATGAAATATGGCCGATATGTCTATGATGTTGAAATCGAATCATCAACAGGAATAGTTTCAAGAGTACTAGAAGGACAATTAGAAATTACACCTAGAGTTACGAGACTATAAGGTAATATAAATGGCGATTAAAGCTACAGTAAATAGAGCAAATACAGCGGCAATTGCCGCAAGGACTAGTTCTAAGAAAGAAATTCAAGCAAAATCGATCGCTGTAGGTTCTGCTGGCAGGATTCAAGATCTATCTGATGTAGATCTTGGTGATATTACAGACGGAAAAGTATTAACATATGATGCAGCTACTGGTAAGTTCAAAGGAATTGAATCAGCAAACTTTGGTAAGCAAAGGCTAAATGATTTAAACGATCTTGATGTTACTCAATTGCGACAAGGGGCAATGGTAGTTTGGGATGAAGCAACACAGAAATGGGTAGCAAAACAAGATATCCAAGATGGTACTTCGCTAAATGGCGGTAGGTACTAACTTCATAATAATAACGGAGAGGCAATTAAATGTCAACTATCATTAGAATTAAACGTTCTACCACAGCCGGTGATCCTAGTACGCTGGCTGACGGCGAACTCGCTTACTCCTCCGCCGACTCGGGTGCCGTTTCTGGTGGTGGAAGACTTTACATTGGTATTGGTGCAGAAACTGCAGGCGATGCTGCTTCCCACTTAATTATCGGTGGACAATACTTTACAGATAAATTAGATCATGCGGATGGTACTCTTACTGCAAATTCTGCTATTACTACAGATGGTGATAATAAGATTGACATTCTAAATGTTGATAATATTACACTTAATGGTAATACAATTTCTACATCTGATCTAAACGGTAATCTTACTTTAGCACCAAATGGTACTGGTAACATTGTAGGTTCAAACAAACGTATCACAAGTGTTGCTGATCCAGTAAATGCTCAAGACGTTGTAACCAAAGCATACCTCGAAAGCAATGTCAATTTGGAATATATCCAAGATGATATTGGTGCAATGGTTGCTGGTGGTACTCAAAACGGTATTACAGTAACATACGATGATGCTGGAAACGCTATTAATTTTAATGTTGCTGACCCAACAATTACTATTGCCGGAGATGTAGCTGGTTCAGCCACAATGACTGATCTTGGTGATGTTACAATTTCGGTAACTCAGCAAGCTGACTCAGTAGATCTTGGTACTCATACAACTGGTAATTATGTTGCCTCTCTTGTTGCAGGTACAGGTGTTACCCTTTCAAATAACTCTGGTGAAACTGCAACTCCAACAGTTGAAATTGGTAAGGATGTTTCTACAACTGCTGATGTTACATTTAATAACGTAACAGTTGATGGTGTTTTAAACTCTGACGATATTACAGCTTCCACCATGACAGCTTCTGGTAACGTTATTGTTCAAGGTAACTTAACAGTAAATGGTACAACAACTACTGTTAATTCTAACCAAGTAGATATTGGTGATTCAATTCTCTTATTGAATAATGATGAAACTGGTACTCCATCGCAAAATGGTGGTTTTGAAGTTGAACGTGGTACCGCTGAAAATGTTCGTTTTGTCTGGGATGAAGCTGAAGATAAATTCTCTGCTCAGCAATATGATGGTTCTGATTGGGTATCAATTGGTATTGTTGCTGATTCATTTAGTGGTGAAGTAACTGGTGATATTACTGGTAACCTTACAGGTAATGTAACGGGTAATCTTACGGGCGACGTAACGGGTGATGTAACTGGTGATCTTACTGGTAACGTAACTGGTAACGTAACTGGCAATGTTACAGGCGATGTAACTGGTGATCTTACTGGTAATGCTGATACCGCTACAACTTGGGAAACAGCCAGAAATCTAACAATTTCTGGTGATGCAACAGCTACATTCTCAAGTGTAGATGGTAGCGCAAATGTTAATGCAGCTCTTACTCTTGCGAATACTGGTGTAGCTGCTGGATCATATGGCTCAGCTACAGAAATTCCAACATTTACTGTTGATACAAAAGGTAGACTATCTGCTGCAGGTATTGTATCTGTTGCAACTGCATTAGATATTACTGATGGTACAAATAATAATACTGTTGATCTACTGTCTGATACATTAACATTTACTGGTGGTACTGGTTTAACCTCAACTGTTGGTACTGATGAAGTTACCTTTACTCTTGATGATACAGCGGTATCTGCTGGTTCTTATGGTAATGCAACTACTATCTCAACATTCACTGTAGATGCACAAGGTAGATTAACAGCTGCTGGTACAACAGCAATTAATATTCCATCTACCCAGATTAATGACTTTACCGAAGCTGCTCAAGACGCAATGGGGTCAGCAATTAGTGCAGGTGGTCAAACAAACATTACGGTATCTTATGATGATGCGAATAGCGCTGTTGATTACGCAGTAGCAACCGCTACAACATCAGTTAAAGGTGTTGCATCATTTACAAGCGATAACTTCACGGTAGCAGCCGGATCTGTGTCTATAAATAATGTTGATGGTGGATCATATTAATTAAAGGTCTAAGACGTTATGTCTACAGCGATTAAGCTAAAAAGAAGTACTACACAAGGTTCAACTCCCACAACAGCTAACTTAGCTGAAGGGGAGTTAGCCCTTAATGTATATGACGGTAAGCTATTTTTTAAGAAAGATAATGGTACTGCCTCTATTGTTTCATTAGAAGCATATGACGCAAACAATCCATTACCTACTGAAAAAGGTGGCTTAGGTCAAGGGTTTACTCCTGGTTCGGGCCAAATTCCAATTGGTAACGCCGCTGGCGGATTTACTCTTAATAGAATTTTAGGTGGCAGTGGAATTCAAGTATCGAGTTCTGCAGGCCAAGTCGAAATTTCTTATAATGGTGAAAATACTTCTTCTGCTGCCTTTGCTCCACAAGCTAGGACTGATCTTGGGTTTGTTTATGAAGCAGCTTCTGCTCAGGACGACGAAGATCTTGGAATAGTGGATGAAACTACAACGTTAAGATACGACCTTGGTTCATTGCAACTTGACGGTATCGTATCACTATCAAATATTGACCAATCGGTGAAAGCTGATTATATTGGTTATTCAATTATTTTCGGATTTTAAAAGGATTACTATAATATGGCACGCCAGTTAGTTGAAAAATATATCTTTGCTCCAGATGCTGCAGGACTTGGAACTGTTAAATTTCCAGGAAAAGTTGATGAAACTCAACTTTTAATTATTGCGAATAAAACAACCCAAGAAAACATTTATGCGATTGGTGATCCAACACGTACTGGCTCAGTTTCGTACGATGCATCAGATAACGATACATTTTTCTCAGAACAAGATGGCGTAACAACAGTAACTCTTTCTAAAGATACTTCAACCATGTTGAGTAGTCATAAGATTGCTGTTTATACAGACGCTCCGCGACAAGTTGGTAATATCATCCGCCCATACGCATTTGGTGTTGATGCCGTAGAACGTATGAGAGTAGCTCAACCACAATCACTTATTGATGCTGACTTTGAATACGGTCTACAAACAACTAAATGGCAAAACTACGCTAACATTAGAGGAATTCCAGGCATTTTTGAAAAACCTGGTCTTGACTTGTTCTTAGATGATGTTGTTTCTAATGGCGCATCTCCTTCAGAAATTACTGTTACAACAACGGCTCCTCACGAACTAAATGTCAATGATCCAATCTTTATCTATGGATTAGGCAACACATCAGACTATGCCCGTGCTGAAGGTTCTTTTGTAATTACTGAAGTGTCAGATTCAACTACCTTTAAATTTATTGCAAAAGGTATTGTTGGTACTAATGGATTATCAATTGCAACTGGTATTACGTACGCAAGACGTGGTGGTTTCTATACCGGAGCTTCTTTGCCTATTTCATCAATTGCTTCCGATGGAGGAAACCCATCTGTAATTACTATAACGTGTTCGGCTAATCATGGCCTTGTTCCAGGTGCTCCACTTATTTCTATTGTAACATCTGCAGGTACAAGACACAATCTCGTTACAGGTAACTTCTTTGCTGAAGAAGTTCCATCGCCAACGACCTTTAAGTTTACTGCTCGAGTTGGTGGTGATGTTGATAATGGTACTACTATTACTTCAGATATTTTCTTAAGAACTGATGCGTTTGTTCTACATAGACCTTTTGATGGTGGTGTTCAATTAGGGAACTTTGTTCCATCTCACGGTGCTTCTATTTCAAGACAAACTAAGAAATACATGAGATATCAATCCGGTAAAGGTGTTCTTTGGACATCAGGTGTATCTCTTAATCCAGTTCTCAACCTTGACCAAATTCATGCCGATGGTACAGCTCCAGGATCTGCAATTACTGTTTCAACAGAATTAGATCATGGTCTTCAAGTTGGAGCTGAAGTTACAATTGATGGTGTAGTTACCGAAGGCTATAATGGTTCATATGGTGTAAATACAATTACATCTGAAAATGAATTTACTGTAGTTGCTTCAGCAACATTGGGATCTTCAACTGCTGTTATTACAACTAAGCCAAGAGTAACTATTAAGAAATGGCACGGTGCTTCAGTTCGAGTTGGACCATTCGATGATCAAAACGGATTGTTTTGGGAATTTGATGGCCAAGAACTTTCAGTAGTTCGTAGAGCTTCTACATTCCAAATTTCAGGATTTATTGATGTTGTATCTGGTTCTCAGGCAGTAACAGGTACTAATTGTAGATTTACTCAACAGCTTAAAGTTGGCGATAACGTAGTTATTCGCGGTATGACTTATAAAGTTGGTACTATTACTGATGATAACAACTTAACGATTAACCCTGAATATCGCGGTGTAAGTAATTCATCCGGTATTAAAATGGCTGCTGTCGTAGACCATAGGGTTAAACAATCAGAATTTAATATTGATAAATTAGATGGAACTGGTATTTCTGGTTACAATCTAAACTTAAATAAAATGCAAATGCTTGGGATTTCGTTCTCATGGTATGGTGCTGGCTTTATCGACTTTATGTGTCGCGGCCCAGATGGTAACATGATTCTTGCCCATAGAGCAAAACAAAATAACGTTAACGATGAAGCATATATGCGTTCTGGTAACACTGCGGTTCGTTATCAATCGATTAACGAATCTGCTATTGACTCATTAACATCTACAATTTCAGCTGCAGCAACAAGTATCCCATTGAGTGATGCTTCTAGATTCCCAACTTCTGGTACTGTTCTAATTGAGAATGAATGTATTAATTACACTGGTAAATCTCAAAATACATTAACTGGTTGTACAAGAGGTGCAACATTTACGCTATTCATTGGTGGTACTAATAAAGACTTTACGGGTGGAAGCGCTGCTTCTCACGCTGTAGGGAATGGGAATACTGCTGTAACACTTGTTTCATGTACGGCATCTCCAACACTGAACCACTGGGGTTCATCATATATTATGGATGGTGGGTTCGATACAGATCGTGGTTATTACTTTAACTACTCAGCATTGAATAACACAATTGCTGCTGGATCTGATGCATCAGTATTCTTTGTAAGATTGGCCCCTGCAGTAAGTAACTCTATTGCTGGTAATCTAGGTGAACGTGATTTGCTAAACCGTTCATCTATGCTTCTACAAAAATTACAAGTTCAATCTTCACAAGCTGTACAAGTTTACGGTATTTTGAATCCAGGTAATATTAATTCAGGCACTCTTACATGGCAATCAGTTAACACTGTTGCATTAGGATCTCAGCCTTCATTTGCTCAAATTTCAACCAGCAGTTCTACAACAGCTACTCCAGGCGAACAGATTTTTGCTACATTGGGACAACCTAATGGTTTTTCTGAAATTGACCTTTCAAATCTGAAAGAATTATCAAACTCAGCGATTGGTGGTTATAATAACTTCCCTGATGGCCCTGACGTTTTAGCAATTGTTGTAAATAATTTATCATCTAGTAGCGCAGATGTTAACTTAAACTTATTCTGGTCAGAAGCGCAAGCATAAATAGAATAAAGATTTAGAGGAAAAATAATGGCAACTCAGGTACAGTTTAGACGAGGCACCACAACGCAAAACAATGCGTTTACTGGCGCGATTGGTGAAATTACATATGATACAGAAATTGAAACACTAAGGCTACATGATGGATCTACTGCCGGTGGCGGTGCAATTATTGCTACTACCACTGCTAGCCAGACACTTTTAAATAAAGTATTAAGTACTGGATCTTCTTGGGAAGGTGGTATTATTGATCTTGCTTATGGTGGTACAGGAGCTGCATTAACCGCGGATGCTGGTGGCATCGTTTATTCAACTTCAGATGCAATGGGTATTTCCTCGGTCGGCGCATCTGGTCAAGTTCTTACTTCTGGTGGAACGAATGCGCCTACTTGGGTAAATGCTTCTGCTCTTACTGTTGGTACCTCTACAACAGCTACTTCTGCGGAAAATATTGAAGGTGGTTCTTCTGGTTATCTAGTTTATCAAATTTCGGAAGATAATACTGGATTTATTACACCAGGGCAATCTGGGTTTGTTTTAAGATCCACAGGTGCTTCTACAGCGCCTAACTGGGTAACATCTGCTATTACTATTGGTACAACTGAATTGCAAGTTGGAGATACTGGTGATACATTTAGTGGTTTAGATGAATTAAATTCTATTGGCACAAGCCATTGGACAATCCCAGCCGGTACTACTGCTCAAAGGCCGAGTACTCCAGCCGATGGTCAAATTAGATATAACTCTACAATCTCTAGTTTTGAGGGTTATGGTCCAGGTAACGCATGGGGATCATTGGGTGGTGTAAAAGATGTTGACCAAGACACTTACATTACGACAGAAACATCGGCTGGATCCGACGAAGATACCTTTACCTTTTATAACGCAGGATCGTCTTCATTAACCTTAAGTTCTACTGCGTTCACTGTAGCGAATGGTATTGATACTACTTTAAATGGTGCTCTTACTGTACAGGGCAATTTAACAGTTAATGGTACAACAACTACTCTTAATTCTACAACATTAGAAATCGATGATAAAAACATCGTATTGGCTTCAGGAGCAGCAAATGCAGCTGCAGCAGATGGAGCTGGTATTACTATCGATGGGGCAAATGCAACAATTTTATATGATGCTAGTGAAGATAAGTTTTCATACAGCAAAGGTGTAAAATATAATGGCGAAATTGAATATGACAATCCAGTCACATATACTTCTCCATTCCAATATTATGCAACAACAGTAGCCACAGATACTACTTTAACTGGTGTTTCAGGTTATGAAATCAGATCAGGCTCTAGCATTATTAATATAACTGCTGGGCAAACACTAACTATTTCCGCTGGCACTTCTGTTACAATTGGATAACGGTATAAATAGATTAGACAATAAACGTTTTATTAAAGGATAGGAAAAATATGAGCACGCTAGTCGTTTCAAATATTGTCCCATCTGGAAGTTCATTGACAGTAGATACTGCCCAAACGGTATTTGATTCTACAGATTCAATTAAGATTCCGGTTGGTACGACAGCTAATAGATCTGTAGCTCCTGCTGCAGGTATGATTAGATATAATTCAACTACATCTCAATTTGAAGGTTATGGCCCTGGAGGGTCATGGGGCTCACTTGGAGGCGTTATGGATGTTGATCAAGATACATATATCTTGACAGAAACATCTGCTGGTAATGATGATGACACGTTAAACTTATATGCGGCAGGTACTAATATTGCTTCTTTAAGTCAAACAGATTTCAACGTTAAAATTGCTGCTGATTTTGATAGTAACGTAAATATAGATGGCAGTTTAACTTTAGGCGGAGTCAATCTTGGTACCGCCTTTGTATCTGCATCTGTAAGTAATGATACAATTACTTTTACAGACGCTGCAGGATCAACTTCTTCAGTAAGTATTACGGACGATGGCCTTTCAACAGAGGAAGTTCAAGATATTGCTGGCGGAATGTGGTCAAGCAATACTGAATCTGGTGTAAGTGTTACTTATCAAGATGCGGATGGTACATTAGATATTAATGTTAATGATCCAACTATTACATTGACTGGTGCAGTTACTGGTTCAGCAACCATGACGAATCTAGGTAATGTAAGTATTGCAACAACCGCAACAGCTGATCCTACTCTTACAATTAGTGGTGACGCTAGTGGTTCAGCAACATTTACAAATTTAGGTAATGCTACACTATCGTTGACAATTACCGATGATTCACACAATCACGTAATTTCTAATATTGACAATTTACAATCTTCTTTGGACGGTAAAGCTGCGTTATCAGGAGCAACATTTACAGGCGACGTTACTGCGCCAAACTTTAATACTACTTCAGATGCTGCAGTAAAAGATGATATTATGACAATTGATTCTCCATTGTCTGTACTTTCTGATCTTCGTGGTGTAAATTTTGACTGGAAACAAACTGGTAAAAAATCAATGGGTGTTGTAGCTCAAGAAGTTGAAAATGTGCTACCATATCTTGTTGCCACTGATTCAAATGGTTTGAAATCAGTTAACTATCAAGCGATGGTTGGTCTACTTATTGAATCTGTAAAAGATCTTCAAGAACAAGTAAAAAAACTTTCTAAATAAGGTAATATAATGGCAAATCCAACTACAAGACAGGAATTAGTTGACTACGCTCTTCGTAGATTGGGCGCGCCTGTTATTGAAATTAATGTTGATGACGACCAACTAGAAGATCGTGTAGACGATGCTCTACAGTTTTATCAAGAGTATCATTCAGATGCAACAATGCGTGTTTATCTAAAACACCAAATTACTGCAACTGACGTAACAAATGGTTATATTACATTAAACGATAATATTTTATATGTGAAGCGTGTATTTCCTATCGGCGATTCACAATCAAGTATTAATATGTTTTCTGTAAAATATCAAATGCATCTGAATGATATTTACGATCTTTCTTATATTGGCGACTTAATGTACTATGAAATGGTACAACAATATGTTTCATTGTTAGACATGAAACTAAATGGTAGTGGTGAGTTTGTAAGATTTAATCGTCATATGAATCAATTACATTTAGATGTAAATTGGGAATCAGATATTAAAGAAAATGATTATGTCATTGTTGAATGTATGAGAATTGTAGATCCATCAACTTATTCTGATGTCTATAATGATATGTTCCTTAAGCAATATGTAACTGCTTTAATTAAACAGCAATGGGGTGCTAACCTTATCAAATTTGAAGGTATGCAACTTCCAGGTGGTGTAACATTAAATGGTCGTCAAATGTTTGATGACGCAACTGAAGAGATCAGACAGATCCGAGAGCAAATGCAGCTCAATTATGAAATGCCACCAGACTTTTACGTAGGATAATCCATTGGCTACTAACGTATACTTCTCGCAAAAGGTAAGAACCGAACAGGACCTTTACGAAGATATTGTCATCGAATCCCTTAAAATGTATGGGCAAGATGTGTATTATCTTCCCAGAGAAGTAGTGCAAGAAGATAGCATTCTCAATGAAGATATTGAATCAGTATTTGATGACGCTTACATTATTGAAATGTACATCTCAAATATTGATGGCTTTGAAGGCGATGGTAATTTACTTTCTAAGTTTGGTGTTGAGATTCGAGACCAAGCTAACTTTATCGTTTCAAAGAAACGTTGGAACCAATATATTGGTGTTCAAAACGCAGGGACTAATAGTTTAAGACCGAGTGAAGGTGACTTAATATATCTTCCACTTTCTCAATCTTTGTTTGAGATTCGTTTTGTTGAACACGAATCTCCATTCTATCAATTATCAAATCTTCCAACATATACACTACAATGCGAATTGTTTGAATACTCAGGTGAGCAAATTCAAACTGGTATTTCAGATATTGATACAGTAATGGAAGACATATCACAGCAGCTTGTATTAGTTGTCAATAACTCAAATGGAACAGAATTTGCTATTGGTGAAGATATTCAACAAGAAATTGGCGATACTGACGAATATGTAACAGGCCGAGTAGTTTCTTATGAAACTGTTGATGCTACAACTAAAAAGCTATTTGTAACTGGTTGGGCCACTACTGACGGAAAATACCACTCATTCACTAATAATATTATTGACGGTAATACCTCTGGTGCTCAATGGACAGTTACTGATGTGTATAATATTGATGATCCAATTACAAATAAAGCTTTAAATGATTCTCAATCACGTAACCAAGAATTTGAATTAGAAGCTGAAGGAATTATTGATTTCTCTGAATCCAATCCATTTGGTGAGATCGGAGGTTAACTATGTTATCAGATCATTTTTATCATGCATCAATTAGAAGAACCATTGCAGCATTTGGTACTATCTTTAATGATATTAAAATTATGCGCAAAGGTTCAGATGGTGAAGTAAAAAATATTATGAGGGTTCCATTAGCATATGGACCTAAGCAAAAGTTTCTTGCAAGATTAGAATCACAAGCGTCTCTTACAGATCCAAAAGTGGCAATTAAGTTGCCGAGGATGTCTTTTGAAATTACTTCTTTAGCATACGACGCAGCAAGTAAGTTACCAAAAATGAACCAAATTGTCCGCGGATCTGGTATTACAAGAGACGCAATTTATACTCATGCTCCATATAATATGGGTATTACTTTATCAATTATGGCAAAGAACCAAGATGATGCTTTGCAGGTAATTGAACAAATTATTCCGTATTTTCAACCAGAATATACGATTACAATTAATGAAGTACCAGAGCTCGGGATAAAATCTGATGTACCTATTATATTATCAAGTGTAGGATTAGCTGAAGACTATGAAGGTGATTTCTTGTCTCGTAGGGCTATTGTCTATACATTGGACTTTGAATTAAAAGTAAAATTCTATGGTCCAGTTCAACAGCGAGGTGTTATTACTAAAGCAGAAGTTGATATGATTAATGCTGAAGCAGAAGATCCATTTGGATTCCTTGAGGAATATATTGCAGATGGAACTAACGCAAATGGCGACTTTGATAATGTTATTGAAGGTAAAGATGAAGTTGATGACGGAGAAATTACTCCATGAAGCATGATAAAGACGATGTAGATGACGATTATGATTTTGCTCGAAGTAAATATTATAATCTAGCAGAAAAAGGCGATGAGGCCATAGATCTTATGATGGAATTAGCTCGTGAGTCTGAGCATCCACGCGCCTTTGAAGTATTATCTAATATGATGAAACAAAATGCAGAAATTGCTGATCGTCTAATGGAATTACAAAAGAAAAAGAAAGAAGTTCGCTTAAAAGATTCTAAAGGACTTCCAGGTAAATTGACACAAAATAATGTATATGTAGGTTCTTCAACAGACTTACAAAGAATGCTATTGAAAAAAATGGATGATGCAAATGTCATTGAGTCTGAAGAATAACGAAGCAGGCTATCTTGGTAACCCTAATGTAAAACGTGACGGTGTTGAACAAGAGTGGACTCAAAAAGAAATAAAAGAATACGCAAAATGCATGAGAGATCCTGCATATTTTGCTAGAACTTATTTAAAAGTAATTTCTCTTGATAGAGGATTAGTTTCATTTGATCTATATCCGTATCAAGAAAAAATGTTTAAACATTTCGAAGATAATAGATTCTCTATTGTTTTGGCCTGTAGGCAATCAGGTAAATCTATTTCATCTGTAGCATATCTTTTGTGGTATGCAATATTTAATCCCGAAAAAACAATTGCTGTTTTAGCTAACAAAGGTTCTACTGCACGCGAAATGCTAGCAAGAGTAACCTTAATGTTAGAAAATTTACCATTCTTTTTGCAGCCTGGATGTAAAGCACTTAATAAAGGCTCAATAGAATTTTCTAATAACTCTCGTATTATTGCTGCTGCTACGTCTGGTTCTTCTATTCGTGGTATGTCAGTTAACTTACTATTCCTTGACGAATTTGCATTTGTTGAAAACGATGCTGAGTTCTATACATCAACTTATCCAGTTGTTTCATCTGGGGAAAGTACAAGAGTTATTATTACGAGTACTGCAAATGGTGTTGGTAATGTTTACCATAAAATTTACGAAGGTGCTGTTCAAGAAACAAATGAATATAAACCTTTTAGAGTAGATTGGTGGGACGTTCCAGGAAGAGATGAAGCTTGGAAAGAACAGACTGTTGCTAACACTTCTGAACTTCAATTCCAACAAGAATTTGGAAACACTTTCCACGGAACCGGTAATACACTAATTGCTCCAGAAATACTTCTTGGACTTCAGGCAAAGCCGCCAATTAAGCAAAGCACCGAGGTAAGAATATATAAAGAACCTGAAGAAGTTCACGAATATATGATGTTTGTAGATGTTGCAAAAGGTCGTGGTCAAGACTACTCTACATTTAATATTATAGATATGTCTGTTAGGCCGTTTGAACAAGTAGCTGTTTTCCAAGATAATAAAATTTCGCCATTGTTATTTCCAGACGTTATTTACAAATATGCTAACATGTATAATGAAGCATTTATTGTGATTGAGAGTAATGACCAAGGATCTGTTGTATGTAATGGTTTATATTATGATTTAGAGTATGAAAATATTTTTGTAGAGTCTGCTGTAAAAGCCAATTCAATTGGTGTTACTATGACCCGTAAAATTAAGCGCATTGGTACATCAAATATCAAAGACTTAATTGAGCAAAGAAAACTAATAATAAACGATGCAGAAACCATTTTAGAACTATCAACCTTTGAAGCAAGAGGTAATTCTTATGAAGCTTCAACTGGTAATCATGATGACTTAGTAATGAACTTAGTTCTATTTGGATGGTTTTCAACAAATGCATTTTTCGCAGAGCTTACAGATATTGATATGAAGTCTTTATTATATTCTGAAAGAATTAAAGCAATGGAAGAAGAAATTGTTCCGGTTGGATTCTTTGAGGATGGCAGAGAAGATAAGTACGAAAGAGAAGGTGGTATGGTCTGGGAGACCGTAGATACTGGAATTTACTAATCTTATAAATATAATCGAGTGAATAAATAAACGTATTATGATATCATATTATATCCCGAGCTTATAATCTTTTTTGGAGAGGAATACACATGGCTTTTCTAGTATCACCAGGAGTTCAAGTCAAAGAAATTGACTTGACGAATGTGATTCCAGCTGTATCTACCAGTATTGGTGGATTTGCTGGCGCATTCAACTGGGGTCCTGTAGAAGAAATCCGCACACTAGGTTCAGAAAAAGAACTTGCGGCGGTCTTCGGCACCCCAGATAATCAAACCGCGGTATACTTCCTAACAGCAGCTAGCTTCCTAACTTATGGTAATGCATTAAAAGTTGTCCGTGCTGAAACAGCCGGCATGCTTAATGCTACCACAGGAGCAACTGGTCTTTTAGTGAAGAATCGCGATCATTTAGACGACGTAACAACCACAGCCTTTGAATTTATTGCTAAGTATCCAGGTACTTTAGGTAATTCATTGAAAGTAGATGTATGTCCAGCAGACACAACAGTCTTTACTGGATGGGCATATGCAGATCAATTCGATGCTGCACCGGGTACATCTGACTTTGCAGCTGATCGTAGCTGTTCAAACGATGAAATGCATATTGCAGTAATTGATGAAGATGGCGCATGGTCAGGAGTTCCAGGAACAGTTCTTGAAACTTTCCCATTCGTATCACAAGCATCTGATGCAAAATCAGCGCAGGGCACATCCAACTATTGGATTGATGTTATTAATGGTACATCATCCTATGTTTGGGCTGGAGATGCTCCAGCATTATTAACACATGCAGGTGACAGTACTGAAACCCGTGGAGGCGATTACTTAGATGCTATTACCGCCGCTACAATTTCAGAATCATTGGCAGCTGGTGCTGATAATAATGTACCATCAGTTGGTGAAATTCAGCTTGGTTTTGATATGTTCGAAGATGCAGAAACTGTAGATGTAAATCTATTGTTTGCTGTACCAGGCGCAAATGGTGGCGACGACGTTACTCTTGCTAACGATCTATTAAGCATTGCAACATCGCGTAAAGATGTAGTTGCATTTGTTTCTCCTCCAATCGAGGACACAGTAGGAACTGCTACACCAGCAGCAGATGTTAAAGCATGGGCTGATCAGCTCACATCGACATCTTATGGTGTAATTGATTCTACTGCAATTAAAGTATACGACAAGTACAATGATGTGTATCGCTGGATTCCAGCTGCAGGTCACATGGCTGGTCTATGTGCTAATACAGACAACGTGGCCGATGCATGGTTCTCACCAGCAGGCTTTACACGTGGTCAAATCTTGGGTATTACAAAGATTGCTTTCAATCCTAAGCAAGCTGATCGTGATACTCTTTATAAAGCACGCATTAACCCAATTGTTTCTTTCCCTGGTCAGGGCACTGTACTATATGGTGATAAGACTGCACAAGCTAAACCTTCTGCATTCGATCGCATCAACGTACGTCGTCTATTCGTCACCTTGGAAAAAGCAATTGCAACTGCTGCCAAATTCCAACTCTTTGAATTCAACGACGAATTTACCCGTGCAATGTTCCGCAATATGGTAGAACCATTCTTGCGTGATGTTAAAGGTCGTCGTGGTATTACAGACTTTGCAGTTGTATGTGATGCAACAAACAACACTGGAGAAGTTGTAGATACAAACCGTTTTGTTGCGGATATCTACATTAAACCAGCACGTTCTATTAACTTCATCACATTGAACTTCATCGCGACTCGTACCGGCGTTGAATTCTCTGAAATTATTGGTCAATAAGGAGAATAAACAATGGCAATCTTAGGCGTAGATGATTTCAAATCAAAGCTAGTTGGTGGTGGCGCACGTTCTAACCTTTTCAAGGTAGAAATGGGTTTTCCAGCTGGTATCGCAGGTGCAGCTGAATCTGAAGTAGGTGGTTTCTTAATTAAAGCCGCTCAACTTCCGGCTTCTGTTATTGCACCAATCACTGTTCCATTCCGTGGGCGTCAACTTCAAATTGCGGGCGATCGTACTTTTGAACCTTGGACAATTACGGTAATGAATGACACAAACTTCTTGTTGCGTGATGCATTCGAGCGTTGGATGAACTATATCAACTCTCACAATGCAAACAGCGGTGAAGTTACTCCATCAAACTATTTTGCTGATGCATCTGTTTATCAGCTTGATAAAGATGGAAGTGAAGTCAAAGCATATACATTCCGCGGCATGTGGCCAACGAACGTAGCAGCAATTGATGTTTCATTCGACAATGAAAATGCTATTGAAGAGTTCACAGTTGAACTCCAAGTACAGTATTGGGAATCAAACACCACTACTTAATAGCATATAAATAATAGCAGAGGGGTTTATCTCCTCTGCTTATTATTAACGTAGGAAGATTTAATGGCTGAATTATTTGGTTTCGAAATAAAGCGAAAGAAAGAGCAAGAACAAGAAGACGCTAAAAAGCAATCTTTTGTTGCTCCATTAGAGGATGATGGTTCTAGTTATGTTCAAGCTGGTGGTGGCCACTTTGGCCAGTACATTGACTTGTCTGGAACTGAAGGAGCTAAATCTGAAGCTGATCTAATCCGACGTTATAGAGATATTGCAATGCATCCAGAGTGTGATGCAGCAATTGAAGATATTATTAATGAGTCTATTGTATCAGATACTAAATCTGCGCCAATTGATCTAGTAACTGATGATTTAGATCTACCTGATAATGTTAAAAAACTTGTAAGACAAGAATTTGAAAATGTAGTTGAACTATTGCAGTTTAACCATTATGGACATGAAACATTCCGTAAATGGTATGTTGATGGCCGTTTGTTTTACCACATCATTGTTGACGAAAAGAGCCCTAAAAAGGGTATTTTAGAGTTACGTCCAATTGATCCTACACGTATCCGTAAAGTAAAAGAGATTGAAGAAGAAAAAGATCCTAAGACTGGCGCTCAAATTATTAAGAGTGTTAAGGAATATTATCTTTATCAAGATACTTCAATGTCAAAGTCTAACTCAGGCTTAAAGATTTCTAAAGATGCTATTCAATATACTACATCAGGTTTGTTGGATACATCTCGTAAAAACGTTCTTTCTTACTTGCATAAAGCAATTAAGCCAGTGAATCAACTTCGTATGATGGAAGATTCATTAGTAATTTATCGCTTATCAAGAGCTCCAGAACGTCGCATTTTCTATATTGATGTTGGTAACCTTCCAAAAGGTAAATCAGAAGAATACCTACGTGGTATTATGAACCAATATAGAAACAAATTAGTTTATGATGCATCTACTGGCGAAATCAAAGATGACCGTAAACACATGTCAATGTTAGAAGATTTCTGGCTCCCACGTCGTGAAGGTGGTAGAGGTACAGAAATTTCAACGCTTCCTGGTGGTGAAAACTTAGGTCAAATTGATGACATTTTCTACTTCCAGAAAAAGCTATATAGATCATTAAACGTTCCAGTAAATAGATTAGAGCAAGAAGCTCAATTCTCACTTGGACGTTCTACTGAAATTTCGAGAGACGAGGTTAAATTTCAGAAATTTATTAACCGTCTTCGTAAAAAATTCTCTTGGTTATTCTTAGATCTCCTTAAGACACAATTACTTTTAAAAGGTATTATTACTGAGTCTGATTGGAGAAACATTAGAGAGAATATTTCTGTTGACTTTATTCGTGATTCATATTTCTCAGAATTAAAAGAAGCAGAAATTATTAGAGAAAGATTAGAACTACTCGCGCAATTAGATGAGTATGTTGGTAATTATTACTCTAAAGAGTGGGTTCAAAAGAATATTCTCAGACAATCTGATGAGGATATAGATATGATGTCTAAACAGATCGATGCAGAAAGAGCTGCTGGTAAAATTCCAGATGAAGACGATCTTGAAATCTAATTTATTATAAATATATCAAAAGGTGAATTATGACTGAAACAATTGATTTAATTAATGCATTAGCAAATAGCAAAACAGCTGACGCTAATAATGTATTTAATGATTTGATGGCAAGTAAATTGAATGTGTCTATTGATGCTAAAAAGATTGAAATTGCCAACGATACATATAATGGCGTAACACAAGAATTAGAACAGGAAATTGGAAACAATGAAGTTCAAGGAACTGAGACAGTCACTGACTCTGAGTGAAGCTTCTGAAAAAGAAGTTAAAACTCTTAAAGTTGGTAAAAAATCTAAAGCTGTTATTAAACAGAAGGGTTCCAAGTTCTCTGTTTATATCGATGGCACTTTGCTAGACGATAAATATAAGAATGCTAAAGAAGCAGAAAAGGCTGCGAAGGAATTCGCAGATCTTATGGGAGCATAATTAAATGAAGCTTATTACAGAACTTTATGAAGATAATCTAAGCTACGTTACCGAAGAAAAGAACGGTAAAAAGAATACCATCATTGAAGGTATCTTTATGCAGGCTGAGTCTAAAAATAGAAACGGCCGTGTTTATCCTCGCGGAGTAATGGAATCAGCAGTTAATAAATATGTTACAGAACAGGTTAGTCGTGGACGTGCTGTTGGTGAATTAAATCACCCAGAAGGTCCAACAATTAACCTTGATAAGGTTTCCCACCGTATTACCGAACTGAATTGGGATGGTAATAACGTAATGGGGAAAGCACTTGTACTAGATACTCCTATGGGCCAGATCGTAAAAGGTCTTGTCGAAGGCGGTGTTCAGTTGGGTGTTTCAAGTCGTGGTATGGGTACTCTTGTAAACCGTAACGGGGTAAACGTTGTAGGCAATGATTTCATTCTTGCAACAGTGGACATTGTCCAGGATCCCTCAGCACCAGAAGCTTTCGTTAATGGGATTATGGAAGGCGTCGAATGGATCTGGGAAAATGGTCTGTTACAAAAACAAGAGATTGAAAAATATGAGACTGAAATCAAGCGTGCATCTTCATCCCAATTGGCCGAGAGTCAATTGAAGGTGTGGAACGATTTCCTCTCAAAACTTTAACTCTCAATCAAGGAGTAAAATATGTCTGAAGAGACCAAAGTAGAAGAGTTGGATCTCATTGAAGATGTTACTGAAGTAGAACTCCAAGATGATAACCTCGAAGAAACAGTTGAAGTTGAGAACGAGGAAAGCATCGCGGAAGATGCCGAAGTTGAAGAAGTAGCTGAAGAAGTAGTAGCAGAAGAAGCTATTGAAGAAGCAGCAGCTCCTAAAACTAAGGCTGGTATTATTAATGCCATGTACTCAGAAATGTCCAAGATGAAAAAAGCCGACTTACAAGCCGCTTACGAAAGTATGATGGGTAAAGATGACGAAGACGGCGACGACGATGATGATGAAGAAGTAGAAGAAACAAAAGGTAAAGTAAAAGAGTCATATGACTTCGAAGCTGACCTTGATGCCTTGGTATCTTCTGATGATTCATTATCCGAAGGATTCCAGGAAAAAGCAGCAACAATCTTTGAAGCAGCAGTGAAAACTAAAGTTTCAGCTGAGATTGATCGTTTAGAAGAAGAGTATACTCAGAATCTAGAAGAAGAAACAGCTGGTATTCGCAACGAATTAGTAGAAAAAGTAGATGGTTACCTTAACTACGTCGTTGAAAACTGGATGGAAGAAAATCGTGTAGCAGTTGAAAATGGTTTACGCACAGAAATTGCAGAATCATTTATGGATGCGCTTAAAGGCGTATTTACTGAGCATTACATCGCTGTACCAGAATCAAAAGTTGATATGGTAGACGATCTTGCTGAGCAAGTACAAGAGCTTGAAGGCCAACTTACAAAAGCTACGGAAGATAACATTCGTTTAAGCGAATCAGTATCAGATTTTCGTCGTGCAGAAATCTTAGCAGAAGCATCTAAAGACTTAGCAGTAACTGAAGCTGAAAAGCTTAAGACACTGGCTGAAGATGTTGATTTTGAAGATGCAGATACATTCGCAAGAAAAGTAGCTACATTGAAAGAATCTTATTTTGCTAAACCCGTAACAGAAGATGTAGAAGCTGCAGAAGTATCTATGAATGCCGATAACACTGAAGAAGTTCAGTTGTCGCCAATTATGGAAAGATACACCGCTGCTCTTGCAAAATCAGTAAAATAAAAATATCCCATTAGGAGAAAACAATAATGTTTAATGCAGAAAATGCATCTCAAAAATGGCAGCCAATCCTCGAGAGCGCTGCGATTCCAGAGATCAAAGACAACTACCGTAAGTCCGTAACTGCGGTACTTCTCGAAAACCAAGAAAAAGCAATGCACGAAGAGCGCGCTGCTTTCGGCATGGTAAATGAAACAGCTGCTAACGCAACTGGCGCTGGTATCGATACTTTCGATCCAGTACTCATTTCACTTGTACGTCGTTCTATGCCAAACCTTATGGCTTATGACGTTGCTGGTGTTCAGCCAATGTCTGGTCCAACAGGCTTGATCTTCGCAATGAAGAGCCGTTATAGCACAAAAGCTGGTGCAGAAGCTCTCTTCGGTGAAGCAGATACAGCTCACTCCGGTGCAGGTTCACATGCAGGTGATTCCGATTCATTGGGTTCATATGGTACAGATACTACTCCAGCTGATGACATCGAAGATTCATTTGCAACTGGTACTGGTATGGCTACTGCAGCAGTTGAAGCACTTGGTAACACAGGTGGCAACTTCGGCGAAATGGCTTTCTCAATCGAGAAAACATCAGTAACTGCAAAATCACGTGCGCTCAAAGCAGAGTACACAATGGAACTTGCACAAGACTTGAAAGCAATTCACGGTCTTGACGCAGAATCAGAATTGGCAAATATCTTGTCAGCTGAGATCCTTGCAGAAATCAACCGCGAAGTAATTCGTACAATCAACGTAAAAGCTAAGCTTGGCGCACAAACATCTAACACTGCTGTAAACGGCGTATTTGATGTTGACGGTGACTCAGACGGTCGTTGGTCAGTAGAGAAGTTCAAAGGTTTGATCATGCAGATCGAGCGTGAAGCTAACACAATCGCGAAAGAAACACGTCGCGGTAAAGGTAACTTCATTATCTGTTCCTCAGACGTTGCATCTGCTCTTGCAGCAGCTGGCATGTTGGACTACACACCAGCACTTGCAGCTAACTTGAACGTAGATGACACAGGCAACACATTTGCTGGTGTTCTTAACGGTCGCACAAAAGTATACATCGATCCATATGCAACACAGGATTATGTAAACGTAGGTTACCGTGGTACAAACCCATACGATGCAGGTCTTTTCTATGCACCATATGTTCCATTAACAATGGTTCGTGCGGTAGGTGAAGAAGACTTCCAGCCACGTATTGGTTTCAAAACACGTTACGGCATGGTTGCTAACCCATTCGCGGGTGGCGCAGCTTCTGCTGAAACTGGTACAGATCGTGCAAACCAGTACTACCGTATCTTTGCTGTTACAAACATCTTAGGCACATAATAAAAAGAGTAGGATTTAACCTACCAACCTTAAGGGGCTCTTCGGAGCCCCTTTTTTTATCATATAAATAATGGTATAATCTAATATTAGAGAGAACGATTATGGCATACACAAATGAAATCAATTATTCTATGGAACCAACCTCTACACTTGTAGAGAATATTAACTTTGCGAATCCGTCAAGTTTCCGTTTAGTAATCGACAATCTTAAATATCCAAATGCCCAGTACACTGTTCAATTAGCTTCTATTCCTGATATGTCTGTTGATGGTGCTAGCTTTAATACGCCAAAAAGAAACATTCTTGCTTCTGCTGATAAGATTGTATATGCACCATTACAACTTACATTTATTGTAGATGAAAATTTTACCAACTATAAAGAAATTCATGATTGGATGTTTGGTATGGTTGGCCAGGATGATTTTGGTGTTCGTAAAACACGTGATCTTACGCTGATCATATATAATTCCAGTAATAACGTAGTACAAGAAATTCAATTTGCTGATGCTCATCCATCAAGTTTATCTTCACTACCGTTTGAAACTACGGGTGAATCAGTGAACTATCTAACAGCAGTAGCGGAATTTAATTACAGTTATTATAAATTCTCATAAAGGTGAAATTATATTATGTTAAATCTTGAAGAAATTTTTAAAATGTGGGCCAAGGATTCTGAGATTGATGATCTTAGACTTGACGAAGCTTCAAAGAAAACTGCATCACTTCACGCAAAATACCTAGAAATGCTTTCTGTATCTAAGCTTCAGCTGAAGCGTAAAGATATGGAATTTAAAGTGCTGCTTAAAAATAAGTGGTTGTGGTATAATGGCAAGATGCCAAGAGATCAGATTGATGAGCTTGGTTGGGAATATGACGCACTCAATGGATTGAAGATTCTGAAAGGTGAAATGGATTACTATTATAATTCAGATCCACATATTCAAGAAATGCAAGCAAAGATTGACTATCTAAAAACATTAATTGAGACTCTGGAAGAAATCATAAATAATATTCGTTGGAGACATTCAACTATTAAAAATATGATTGATTGGAGAAGGTTTGAGAGTGGCGGATGAGCGACCTTAAAATACATAATAAAAATCATGCTTTCATACATATTGATTGTGAACCATCTGTTGCTAATGAGCTTTCAGATTTTTTCACGTTCTATGTTCCTGGTTATAAATTTATGCCAGCATATAAGAATAAAATATGGGATGGTAAAATCCGTTTATACGATGTTCGTAAAAAAGAGCTTCCAGCTGGGCTATACAAGTACGTAGAAGAATTTGCAAATACACCTGGTCGCGATTACCACATCGCCTTAGAGCATGACAATTATTATGGATTAGCTGGATCTAAGGTTGATGTTGATATGTCATTCATGAAAGATATGACTATTACATCTAGAGGAAAAGAGATTGAACCCCGTGATTATCAATTAAATGCTATTGAGCAAGGGTTAACTAATAAGCGCAGTTTACTTATTTCGCCAACGGCATCAGGTAAATCACTTATCATTTATTCTCTTATTCGTTGGTATCTTAAAAATTACGATAAGAAAGTAATTATTGTTGTTCCTACCACTTCACTAGTAGAACAGATGTACAAAGATTTTGGTGACTATTCTGAATTTGACGATGGCTTTGACGTAGAACAACTTTGTCATAAGATTTATTCTGGAAGGGAAAAGATTTTTGACCAAAAGATTGTTATCACAACTTGGCAATCTGTGTATAAAATGCCAGGACATTGGTTTGAAGATTATGGTATGGTTATTGGTGATGAAGCACACACGTTCAAAGCAAAAAGCCTTACCTCTATTCTTTCAAAGTGTAGAGAAGCTGAGTTTAGATTTGGTACTACAGGTACTCTTGATGGTACTAATACTCATAAACTTGTTCTTGAGGGCTACTTTGGACCTGCGTATTATGTGACTACAACAAAGAGTCTTATGGATGAAGGTTCTTTATCTACTCTAGATATTTCTGTTCTATTGATGAAGTATTCTGATGCTGAATGTAAGCTTATAAATAAAGTTAAGTACCAAGAAGAAATAAACTTTCTTGTTGGTCATGAAAAAAGAAATAGCTTTATTTCAAATCTAGCGCTTGATCAAGATGGTAATACATTAGTACTTTTCCAATTAGTGGAAAAACATGGTAAACCATTATACGATATTATTAAGAGTAGAGCTCACCCAAGAAGAAAAATCTTTTTTGTTTCAGGCGCCACTGATGTAGATACAAGAGAGCAAGTCAGATCTATTACTGAAAAAGAAAAGAATGCTATTATTGTTGCGAGTCTTGGCACTTTTTCTACTGGTATTAATATTCGCAATCTGCATAATATTGTATTTGCATCTCCATCAAAATCTCAAATCAAAGTCCTACAATCAATTGGCCGCGGATTGAGAAAATCTGAAGATGGTAGAGATACAAAGCTTTATGATATTGCCGATGATCTACATTGGAAGAGTAATAAGAACTATACACTCAACCATGCAGCTGAACGAATTAAGATCTACACAAAAGAAAAATTCAAATATAAAATTTATGAGATAACTTTATGATAGAAGAAAATGATTCTATAGAAGAAATGGATATTCAACATGTAAAGTTATCTGATGGTAGCGAAATTGTGACATATATAAATTCTACTGAAGGTGCTTCAATTCTTGTTGAAAGACCTATGAATTTAAATCTTGTAACTGCTGCTAATGGATATGACACTTATTACTTTACAAAATATTTCCCATTTGCAAAAAACAATCTGGTCAAGTTAAACTCGCGAAATGTAATTTCTGCGAGTGAAGTAACTAGTGAAATTAAAGAAAAGTATATTCGAGCGGCTCTTCGGTCTGATAATACTAGTGATATAGATAATGGTATGGCAGACCTTGATGACGATGATATGGATCTAAATTTTATGGAATCACCATCTAAGAAGTTACATTAGAGATAGTATATCCCCCTCTCTCACCGGACTCTATTAATTATACCACAGTTTTCCCAATCTGTAAACCCCTAAAATGCATTTTTATGAAAATAAATTCATAAAAAAGTAGTGTACATTTCCTTAGAATTAGTTTATAATATAACTAATAATATATGCTAGGAGTATATCATGGCTAAAATCAAACCAAAAGATAAACCACATTATGTCAACAATAGAGAATTCTCTTATAAAGTAGTTGAATACGTCTCATCAGTAAATAAAGCCCAAGAGGAAGGTCAAGCACTTCCAGTTGTTACTGATTATATTGCAACCTGTTTCCTTAAGATTGCCGAAGGCTTGTCTCACAAATCTAATTTTATTCGATACACTTACCGTGAAGAAATGGTAATGGACGCTGTTGAGAATTGTCTAAAAGCTATTATGAATTATAACATAGAAGCTGCAACTCGTACAGGTAATCCAAATGCCTTTGCGTACTTTACTCAAATCTGTTATTATGCATTTTTACGTCGCATTGCAAAAGAAAAGAAGCAACAAGACATTAAATTCAAATGGATTGAAAAAGCTTCTATTGATGACTTTATGCAAGCAGGCCTTGATGGAGATTCAGACACTGGTCGATATTTTGTAGATCAACTTCGTTCTCGTATTGATAAAGTAAAAGATACCGACACTCAGCTAAAAGAATTTGCAAAAGAAGAAAAGGTAAAAACTAAAAACGCTAAAGGTATTGAATTGTTTATGGGAGAATAATATGGGACTTAAAGCCAAGTTTATAAGCTTTTGTGAGTTGCAAAAAGCAGCAAATCTTGAGAGAAGCTTAAAAGGCCACGAACACCGAGATACTATTAAAGCATATGAAAGAGCTAATAAGCTCAAACGTGAAATCCTTGAGGGACTAGATGAAAATAGCAATCATTAATGATACCCATTGCGGTATTCGCAATTCATCAGAAATCTTTTTAAATTACCAAGAAAAATTTTATAAAGATGTATTTTTTCCATATTTGAAAGAGCATGGAATTAATCAAATTCTGCACCTAGGTGATTATTATGACCACCGCAAATTTATCAATTTCAAAGCACAAAATTCAAATCGTAAAACTTTCTTAGATGTACTTAAGAAAGAAGGTATTCATATGGATATTATTCCAGGAAACCACGATGTGTTCTATAAGAATACTAATGATTTGACTTCTTTGAAAGAACTTCTGGGTTACTATACATCAAACGTAAATATTATTATGAAGCCAAAAGTGCTTGATTATGATGGTTTGAATATTGCTGTAGTCCCTTGGATTAACTCAGAAAACTATGCAGAATCAATCGACTTTATTAAGAAGTGTAATGCACCAATTCTTGGCGCTCATTTGGAATTGATTGGCTTTGATATGATGAAAGGTATGCCAAATACTCATGGTATGACTTCTGAAATCTTTGAACGTTTTGAATTAGTAATGTCTGGCCACTTCCATACAAAGTCAAACCAAGGGCATATTCACTACCTTGGCACTCAAATGGAGTTTACTTGGTCCGATTGTAATGACCCTAAGTTCTTCCATATTCTTGATACTGAAACTCGTGAACTTACTCCAATTCGTAACCCATATACTATTTTTGAAAAAGTGTTTTACAATGATGAAAAAATAGATTATAATAATTATGATACGTCAAATTTAAAAGATAAGTTTGTAAAAGTTGTGGTAGTCAAAAAGACTGATCCATTTATGTTTGATAGATTTGTTGATCGTATCCAAAATGAAGATATTCATGAACTAAAAATTGCTGAAACATTTGAAGAGTTTACTGGTGATAATGTTGAAGATGAGTCTGTATCAGTAGAAGATACTACTGAACTTTTGGATTCATATGTTGAAGCTGTTGAAACAGATCTTGATAAAGGTCGTATTAAAAACTTAATGAGAACGCTGTACGTCGAAGCACAAAGTATGGAAATCGTATGATTGTTTTTGAAAAAATCCGTTGGAAAAACTTTCTGTCAACTGGCAATGACTTTACAGAAGTCCAATTAGATAGATCACCTACTACACTAATCGTAGGCCAAAATGGCGCAGGAAAGAGTACTCTTCTTGATGCTCTTTCCTTTGCTTTGTTTGGTAAACCACATCGCAACATTAACAAACCACAACTAGTAAATACCATCAATGGTAAGAATACTGAGGTTGAAGTTAACTTTACGATTGGTTCTCATACATTTGCAGTAAAGCGTGGTATCAAACCAACTAAGTTTGAGATCTGGCAAAACGGTAATATGATTAATCAATCATCAGCCGCTAAAGACTATCAAAAGTTTTTAGAGCAAAATATTCTAAAGTTGAACCATAAATCATTTCACCAAATTGTTGTACTTGGTTCATCTTCATTTATCCCATTTATGCAACTACCAGCAGGCCACCGTAGAGACGTAATTGAAGATCTATTAGACATTGGTGTATTTTCTAAAATGAATTTAATCCTTCGTGAAAAGGATTCAAAACTTAAAGAAGAAATTGGCAATATTACATACGAATATGATTTGAATAAAGAAAAGATTTCTCTTCAAAAGAAATATATTCGTGATATTACGGAGTTGAATGATGAGCAAATTGAAAAGAAAACTGCCCAGATTGATACCAATCAGGACGAGATCGAAGAATTCAATATGGTCAACAACAACTTATCCCAAGAAATCGAAAGTCTTCAAGAAGGCCTTGCTGAAAGTCTTAAAACCAACCACGATAAAAAGCAAAGCCTCTCTCAATTCAAATTTCAATTCCAATCAAAAATCAAAGAGGTTGTTAAAGACGCAAAGTTCTACGAAGAAAATGATGTTTGTCCAACATGTTCCCAAGGTATTGGTGATGATCTCAGACACAAAAAATTGTCCAATGCCAAGTCCAAAGCCCAAGAACTTAACACGGCAATTTCTGATGCATCTGAACAGTCAACTATTGTGGAACAGGCTATTGAGCGGCTCAATATCACTGCAGAGCAGGTCAGAGAGAAGACAGCATCTATATCAACTAACAATTCTACAATCGCCGGGCTCCAAAGACAAATACACAATCTTGAGACTGAGATAGATTCACTAAGAGGTTCTACAGGAGATTTATCAAAAGCTAATTCTGAACTATCAGAACTACAAGAATCTCGTAATGTTTTATCTGAAGAAAAGCTAAAGTTGATTGATACTAAATCATATAACCAAGCTGCGTCAGAAATGCTAAAAGATACTGGTATTAAGACAAAAGTAATTAAACAGTATTTACCTGTTATGAATAACTTAGTGAATAAATATCTTCAGGTACTTGACTTCTTTGTAAAGTTTGAGCTAGATGAAAGTTTTAATGAAACAATCAAATCCCGCCATAGAGACTCATTCAATTATGCGAGCTTTAGTGAAGGCGAAAAACAAAGGATTGATTTGGCCTTACTCTTCACGTGGCGTCAAATTGCTAGAATGAAAAACTCAACATCTACGAATTTGCTAATTCTAGATGAAACATTTGATTCGTCTCTAGATCATGATGGTATTGATAACCTAATGAAGATCCTTTATACTCTAGATGATCAAGCAACAAACGTATTTGTTATTTCACACAAGGGTGATCTATTAGATGGTAAGTTTAGAAGTAAGATTGAATTTGTTAAAGAACACAACTTTAGTAAGGTAAAAGTATGATTGAAAACTATGACTTTCCAGAAGGATCTTATAGATCAATAGTTCATTTGATAAATTTTATGAACTACAAAATTGGATGTGAGGTTGGAGTCTATAGAGGATTAAGTTTATTGAATCTCGCCCAACATTGTAGCTCTATTGAAAAAATGTATGCTATTGATAATTGGAAACCTCATACTGATTATAAATATGATGAAAATGGACAAGTTTATGACATTAAGGATATAGAATTATCGAAAACTATTTTTGAGCATAATCTTAAATATTCAGGAGTCGATAGCAAAATAGAAGTTATCGAAAAAGATTCTGAAATTGCTAGTAAAGACTTTGAAAATAGCTACTTCGATTTTATTTGCCTAGATTGCTATTCTAATTCAGAAGAAATAACAGATAATATTAAATATTGGTGGCCGAAAGTTAAAAGCGGAGGACTACTTATAGGTCATGATTCTCAGACAGAAATGGTAAGAAGCGTAGTGATTGCCTCTTACAATGACGGGATTTTAAAGTCTGGTACTGGCCTTAGTGAATACGATAATGTATGGATTGTAAAAAAATGAATTTAGCTGAATATAATAACCCATTACTAACTTCGCCTTTGGAGTTTATTGAAACTCCAAGTAAAGATCTTGAAGGTTTGAAAGAGCTTTCCAAGCAAATGTATCAGCTTGTCGCACAGTTTGGCGGAGCTGGATTATCTGCTAATCAGATTGGTATTAATAAACGAATGTTTGTTGTAAAATACGGTGAGTACGAACAAACATTTATTAATCCAAAAATTACTTGGTTCTCAGATAAGAATATTGTTTTGGAAGAAGGATGTCTAACCTTTCCAGGAGTATTCATTGGTGTAAAAAGACCTGATGCCTGTAGAGTAACATTTATGGATGCTGATGGAAATGAGCACGAAGAAATGCTTTTCACTGGGATTTCTAATAGAATCATTCAACATGAGTACGATCATATGGAAGGTAAGTTCTATTACGATCATATTTCTAAGCTTCAAATGGGACGCTTAAAGAAAAAAATGAAAAAAAAATTAGACATCGATCTTAAGTAATTGATTTCTAAGGAAATCTTTTTTCATAAAAGTGAAAATAATTGTGTACATTTGCTTCTTGTTATGGTAGAATATACTTAACAAATGGAGAAATGGCATGGCTAAACAATCTAAATCTATCTTAGCAAAGCTGCTGGCTAATGAAAATATTGATGTTCAATATGGCAATTACAAGACAGCTTTCTTTGACGTTGAAAAGCGTGTTCTTGGTCTTCCACTCTGGAAAGACGTTTCTAAAAATCTTACTGATCTTTTAATTGGCCATGAAGTTGGCCATGCGCTTTATACTCCTGCCGATGGATGGCATGACTCTGCAACTACTATTCCTGGTTGCCCTCGCGCATATGTAAATGTTGTAGAAGATATTCGTATTGAGAAAAAAATCCAATTCAAGTATCCTGGCCTTGTTCGCTGTTTCAAGCTTGGCTATAAAGATCTTTTTGATAAAAACTTCTTTGGTACAAAAGATCGTGTTATCGAATCATATTCCTTGATTGATCGGATTAACATTAAAGCAAAGCTTCGTGATTTGATTGAAGTCCCTTTCTCTTCTAAAGAGCAACCATTAGTTGATATGGCATTCAAAGTAGATACTTGGGAAGATGTTATTGAAGCATGTAAAGCTTTATATGAATATATGAAAGAAAACGCAGAGGGACAGAAAAATGAGAATGATTCGCAAAATGAGCAACTCGATCAGAATGAAGATCTTGGAGATACGAGGGATGATCTACCTATGGCAGGCGAACAGAGCTCTGACGAAGATGGAGAAGAAACTAAAGCTTCCCAAGGATTGGAACCAGAAGAAAAATCAGAAGACAAAATAGAAGAAAGCTCATCTGCTGAAGCTAATGGTGGTGATACTTCTCCTGAAAATGTAGAAACTGATGAAATCTTTCGTTCGATGGAAGGTGAGTTGCTTGAGCAAGACGCACATGGTCGTCAACCAGTTTATATGAAGCATATTACTCGTCGTCAATTCAAAGATATGCTATTCACATACAATGATGTTTTATTGTCTCGAGCTATCAAAGGTAGCAATATTGAAGTTGAAGAAAAAGACTATAAAGATTTTATTGATGAGACTAAAAAAGTAACTAATCTTCTCGCAAAAGAATTTGAAATGCGTAAAGCAGCATTTCGTACTCGTCGCGCTCAATCAGCTCGTTCAGGTTCTTTAGATGTAAATAAGCTTTATAACTATAAATTTACTGATGACATCTTTGCCCGTGTAACTAATCTTGCAGATTCAAAATCGCATGGTATGGTTATGATGATTGATTTCTCTGGTTCTATGGGAGACATCATGGGTGGAACATTAAAGCAGGTTTTAAACCTTTCAATGTTTTGCAAAAAGGTAAATATTCCTTTTGAAGTTTATGGTTTTACTGGTGGTGATTCTGCTGGTAGACAATATTCTTATGTGGGTGAAGCTGAAGTAGATCACCGTGACCAGCGTGTATTTGAATTGCTTTCTTCTAAAATGAAAAAGGTAGTTTATGAAGATGCATTCAAAACTTTGTGGAAACGCTCTCTTGATAGTTACAGCTGGAGAACTCCATCTACTGTAGAAGAGTGGGGTGGAACTCCATTAAACGAAACTTTGATGGCTTCTAGATATATTATTGAAGATTTTAAAGCTAAAAACCCAGTACAAAAAGTAAATTTTGTACTTCTCTCAGATGGTGATGGCCATAACGTTCGAGTAAATACTTCAGAATATGTACGTTATAACTATGAAGCTATTATCGATATTAAAGGTAAACTACATAAAGTAGCTCGACGTTCTAGTGCAGTAACGTCCTTCTTGCTAAATCAACTTCAAAATATGGATGTTACTACAGTTGGCTTTTTCCTTGCTCAACGAGCATATGACTTCAATGGAGCCGTTTGGAAAAATTCTGATAGTCACGTTAGTAGCGAAAAATTAAAAGAGCTTCGTAAAAAATACAATAAACAAAAGTTCTTGAATATGGATAATGTATCAGGTTTCAATCGTTACTTTGTAGTCAAATCAGATCGTAAATCTATTGACACAGATAATGAAGAACTTGAGATTGATCAAAATGCCTCAAAGGCTCAGATTGCCAAAGCTTTCAAGAAGTACTCTTCTTCTAAGAAAGGCAATCGGGTTCTATCAGCAAAATTTGCAGAAATAATTGCATAAAAGTGAAAATAACTGTGTACATTCACTGAGAAGTATGGTAGAATATACTTATAAATGATGATGATGTGGAGACTATATTATGATTAATGAACGTGAACTTCTGGTAGAACTGACTCGCCAATACCATAACCGCACTGACTTCAAACCTGATGAAGTTATTGAAGTTGGTAAATCTCTTGGTATGAAAGCTAGCCCAGTTTATAAATACATTACGTCGCAACCAAAGGTAAAGCGTGGTGTTTATAGCCTTACTGCGCAAGTTGTCCCTTTCAAACAAGAAGAGGTGAATAAACCTATGGCATCAGTTTCTTCTGTTGTTAACGACGAAGTTTTTGTCCCTCAAAAAGAAGATACATATGTTGTCTGGGGTAACTTCAAGGATGTAGAAAAAATCATCCAATCTCGAATTTTCTATCCAACTTATATTACTGGTCTTTCCGGTAATGGTAAAACCATGATGGCAGAGCAAGCTTGTGCTCGAGCTAATCGTGAATATGTACGAGTTCAAATAACTCCTGAGACAGATGAAGATGATCTGATCGGTGGATTCCGCCTCGTTGACGGTGAAACAGTTTTTGCAAAAGGACCAGTCATCAAAGCAATGGAACGTGGCGCCATTCTCCTCATCGATGAAATCGATCGTGGATCAAATAAGATCATGTGTCTACAAGGAGTGCTCGAGGGTAAACCCGTTCTCATCAAGAAAACTGGTGAGGTCGTTTCTCCTTCAAACGGGTTTAATGTGATTGCTACAGCGAACACCAAAGGTAAAGGCTCAGATGACGGTCGCTTTATTGCTGCGACTATTATCGATGAAGCCTTCCTTGAGCGCTTTACAATTACCCTCGAGCAACCTTATCCTTCAGCTGCAATTGAACGCAAAATTGTTATGAAGCACATGGAAAAATATAGTTGTGTTGATAAAGAATTTGCAGAGTTGCTTACTGTATGGAGTGAAACAATTCGCAAAACTTTTGAAGATGGTGGTGTAGATGAAATTGTTTCTACACGGCGTCTTTGCCATATTGTTCAAAGCTTTTCAATCTTCAATGATCGTCAAAAAGCAATTGAACTTTGTGTAAATCGTTTTGACGAAGATACTAAAGAGGCCTTCATTGATTTATATACGAAGGTTGATGTTCAACCCACTATTGAAGAAACACTTGGAACAGATGTTTCTTTAGATGAAATTTTACTGGATGCTATAAATGATTGATTATAAATTTAACGAACGTAATTTGATTGAAGAATTTCAGTCGTATATTGACTCTACATATAAGGGTCATTATGCCACTAATAAATTTCAATCTACTGAAGTAATTATTGAACGTGGTCATGGTACTGGTTTTTGTATGGGCAACGTCGATAAGTATTCAAACCGATATGGTAAAAAAGGCTCTCGTGAAGATGCTCGAAAAGATCTGATGAAGGTTCTTCATTATGCTCTTATCCAATTATACATCCATGATACTGAAACTGCAAAAGAGCAAACATTAGATATTCCTGATGATCTAACAATTGATTTGACAAATAGTGATAATATTTCACTTTCAGGTATGTACAATGTTGATAATATAGGTTATAATAATATAGATAGCGTTACTGTAGATCTTGATAGTGTGACTACATTGACTTATGGAAACTCAATTGATGATGCTACTCCAGAAGAGTGGGATCGTGTATCTAAAAAACATATGGGAAATAAAAAATGAAACTAAGTGATGAAACCCTTTCAACATTAAAAAACTTTGCTGGTATCAATTCAAATGTTGTGTTGAATCCAGGCAGTGTTGTAAAAACAATGTCTGAATCAAAAACTATTATGTCATCAGCTACTATTGCTGAAGATATTCCAGCTCAAATTGGTATTTACGATTTGAATGAATTTCTCGGTGTTGTTAATATGTTTGATGATCCAGATCTTATGTTTGATAATGAATTCAAATCCGTTCGTGTAACTGAAGGCAAGCGTGCTGTAAAGTACTTCTTTTCTGAGCCTTCTATTTTGACTACACCAAGTAAAGATGTTCAAATGCCTCCGTGTGATGTAACATTTACTCTTACTGGTGAAGACATGTCAAATTTACGTAGAGCTGCTAGTGCACTCGGAGTTACAGATTGTGTTATTAAATGCGAACCTGGAACTACACCACAACTTGTAGTAACTGACACCAAGGACTCTACATCTAACTCTTATGAAATTGATCTGGATGAATCTGTTGGTGCTGGATCAACATGTAATTTTGTTTTCAACATTGGTAATTTCAAATTTGTCAATGATGATTATGACGTATCAATTTCCAGCAAATTAATTTCAAACTTTAAAGCAAAGAATACTCAAATTGAATACTGGGTAGCTCTTGAAAAAAACTCAACCTTTGGAGGCTAATATGAGTGAACAACCAGAAATCGGTCTTGGTGTAGAAGATCTAATGAATGCACTGCGAGTAATTAATACAGCAACTGAACGCGGTGTATTTAAAGCAAATGAATTATCTTTTGTAGGACAAGTTTATGACAAATTCTCAACCTTTGTACGAGCAGCTCAAGAAGAAGCAAAATCACAACAACCTCAAGATGGAGAATCTTCTGAAGATGGTAGTGAATAACCCAACCCAACGTGAAACCATTGTAAACGCTTTAAAGGAATGGTCAAATTCTGCAGTTCGTGTAGAAGCAGAAAAAGATCTTCAAAAAAATATTATTGAAGATTTGTCTGATAAAGTTGATATTGAAAAGAAATATTTGAATAAACTAGCAACAATGTTTCATAAACAAAACTTTGCACAGTTTCAGCAAGAACGTGAGGAAATCGAAGAATTGTATGAATCTATCACTTCATAGTGTAAAAATCAGTCTAATTGTTATATAATATATCTACTAAATCATGGAGTAAGTGAATGTCTGATTTTCTATGGGTTGAAAAATACCGTCCTCGCACTGTTGAACAAGCTATCCTTCCTTTGTCCCTCAAGGAAACATTTCGACAGATTATTTCTACTGGTGAATTGCCTAATATGCTTTTCACTGGTACTGCCGGCGTTGGTAAGACTACCATTGCTCGAGCTTTGTGTAATGAGCTCGACCTAGATTATATTCTAGTTAATGGTTCGGAAGAGGGAAACATCGATACCTTGCGTAATAAAGTGAAACAGTTTGCCTCCACTGTTTCACTTCATGGTGGATATAAGGTAGTCATCCTTGATGAAGCTGATTATCTTAATCCACAATCAACTCAGCCAGCCCTTCGTGGCTTTATTGAAGAGTTTGCGAATAATTGTCGATTCATCTTGACGTGTAATTTCAAAAACCGTATTATTGAGCCTCTCCATTCTCGTTGTTCGGTTTATGAATTTGCTATTCCAAATGATCAAAAGCCCGAATTGGCTGGCCAATTTTTTAAACGCGCAAGTGAGATTCTACAAAAAGAAAATGTAGAATTTGTACCTGATGCAGTTGCTCAATTAATTACCAAACACTTTCCAGATTGGCGTCGTGTTCTAAATGAAATGCAGCGTTATTCTGTGTCTGGTAAAATTGATGCTGGAATGCTTGTCGATTTGAATGATACCAATATCAAATCTCTTATGTCAGCTCTAAAAGCTAAAGACTTTAAAACTATGCGTCAATGGGTTGTTAGTAATATTGATACCGAACCTCAAGCAATCTTTCGTAAGCTATATGATTCTATGAACGAATATATAGTACCACAGTCAATTCCTCAACTAGTTTTGATCTTGGCTGACTATCAATATAAAAATGCTTTTGTCGCTGACCATGAATTGAATGTGGTTGCTTGTATGACAGAAATTATGGCAAATGTGGAGTTTAAATAATGCTAACAGTGTATTCAAAAAATAATTGTCCCTATTGTGTTAAACTAAAAAATCAACTTAATACTTGGGGAATTGCGTTTGAAGAAGTAAATATTGAACAAGATAAAGATGCAAAGAGTTTTGTAGTTGAACAGGGCCATCGAAGTGTACCTGTTCTTTATAATGAATTAGAACATATCAATCATAATAACATTACAAAAGAACAACTACTTAATCTTTGAACTAAGGTGCTTATATTATGAACTTCTTTGATTACCTTAACTCTATTAACTATTCTAAAAAAGACATCATGGTTGATGATATTGCCGAGGACGAATATAACTCCTTTATGGTCAACCGCGGTCTTTCTTATTTTCAAGATACTATTCTCTATGCAAATGAGATGAATAAGTATCATCACCTAGACTCTCGTCTTCAATTTGATTTTCTTATAAATATCATTAGAAAGCGAAAACGTTTCAGTAAATGGGCAAAAAATACTGATCCGGATGCTTTAAGTGTAGTGAAAGAATATTATGGCTATAGTAATGAAAAAGCCCGCCAAGTTCTTTCTCTACTTTCTAATGAACAAATAATTGAATTGAAAAAGAGGATGTTCAAAGGTGGAAAATAATAATCAAGAAATTCATGACTGGTCTCCAGCCGCTATGCTGGAAATCACATTGAACGAGCCTGATGACTTTTTGAAAGTAAGAGAAACATTAACTCGTATTGGTGTGGCTTCTCGTAAGGATCGTAAGCTATATCAGTCATGTCACATTTTGCACAAGCAAGGCAGATACTTTATTGTGCATTTTAAAGAGCTATTCTTGCTCGACTCTAAACCTTCTAATTTGACTGAAAATGATATTCAGCGTCGTAATACTATTGCGACTCTTTTGTCAGACTGGGGCTTGATTTCTGTTGTAAATTCAGAGGCTGCATCTAATGTTGCTCCTCTACGACAGATTAAAGTAATTTCTCATAAAGAGAAAAATCAGTGGGAATTATGTCCAAAATATAATATTGGAAATAATTAAAAAAAACTGTTTACATTTGGCTAGCATTGTTGTATAATATACTTAGAAATTGGAGAAAAGTTATGAAAAAGACTATCTTAGGACTTACTACGGCACTTACTCTAGCTGCTTCGAATGTTGCAGCAGCTGGCCAAACTGTATATGGTACAATTACAAACGTATCTCAAAACTGGACTTATGAAACTCGTCGAGTTCCATACGAAGATTGTACAACGGTTCGTGTTCCAGTAACTGGTAATTACCGTGGTGGATCAGCCGGTGGTGATGCTCTTGCAGGTATGATTATTGGTGGATTACTAGGTAAAGGCGTTACTGGAAACGATCGTGGAGCCGCTGCAGGAGCTATACTCGGCGGTGTTATCGGAGCTGATAATCATCGTCCAGTAAATCGTGGCCGTGAGTATCGTGAAGAATATCGTTGTGTAACTAATTATGATTATGTTCGCGAATCAGTTCAAGCTGGCTACATTGTAGATTATATGTATGAAGGTTATCTCTATCAACTTAAAACTTTCAAACAATATAACATTGGAGATAAAATTCGACTAAATGTTCGAGTAAGTCCAATTAATTAAGAAAGATTTATAATGAAAATTGAAAGCCAATTTATAGGATCTTCTTTTATAGAAGAAGATCTATGCGATAATCTAATTCGCTATTTTGATTCTTGGATTCATGAAGCAGCTCCAGGCACAATCGGCCTCAATAGTGGCAAAAAGCCTTCTAGTGCAGATATTAACTATGACGTAAAAAACAGCTTAGACTTACTTATTGGAGATATAGATCTTCAAGAGGCATACTATAACTCTCTAAAAAGAAATTTGGTAGATGATTACAAAAAAGAGTATAGCTGTTCAGACGACAATGCGCCTTGGGGTATTATCCAGGATTCTCAAATACAAAAATATCCTATAAAAAATGGTGGCTTTAAAGCATGGCACTGCGAAAGAAGCTCTGGAGTGGTTCAGCCGAATGCATCTAGACATTTAGTTTATATGACATATTTAAACGATATTAATGATGGAGGCGAAACAGAATTTTTATATCAAAATTTAAAAATTAAACCTAAAAAAGGCTTATCTTTAGTTTGGCCAGCTGATTGGACCTTTACACATAGAGGTAACTCTGCTCCATCTGAAGAAAAATATATTGTCACAGGATGGTTTAATTATCTAGAATAGCTTATAAATAAAACTGAGATGCGGATAGTCCGGTCTCATACTGTTCTTGCTTGAAAAAGGAGAAAAACAATGACAGGCGTTAAACAATTATTTCCACGTTCATCTTTCGTGGGTTTCGATCATCTTTTAAATGAACTCGATCAAGTAGCAACTCATGCTAACGATCATTATCCACCTCATAACATTATTAGAACTGGTGAGAATGATTATCTTATTGAGCTTGCAGTCGCAGGTTTCTCTCGTGATGAGTTATCAATTGAAGTAAAAGATCGAACTCTCGCAGTAACTGGAAATCATACTTCTAAAGGTAGAGAATTTATTCATCGTGGTATTTCGACAAAGAAATTTAAGCGAACCTTTAGGCTGTCTGAGCACGTACAAGTGCACGGAGCAGATCTAGTAGATGGTATCCTTGCGGTAGAACTGAAGGTAATCGTCCCAGAAGAAATGCGTCCTCGTAAAATTTCAATTGGAAAAAACGAGGGTCAAAATGACACAACACATATTAACAGTACACAGCTACTCAACGAGAGCAGTTGAACTAATCCTTGAAACGCTGAAAGGCATTTACAATAATCGAATTGAGCGTAAAGCAATTCGTGAAACTGAAAAGGCTTTAAGCGCACTATCTAATAAAGACTTAGCAGACATTGGCATCAACCGCGGCGAGATCTATGAAATCGCTAGATGTAAATCATCTATTGCCCACGTCAAAGCAAACAAAAATTTGCAGGGATGGGTATAATGACTGAAGCAGTAATGAAATATGCATTTGCACCAGTTAGTGGACTCTTTAGTGGGTTTAATAACTTCTTTCTTTCATTGGGAAGAGCAAGAGCTGCAGCTGAGCTTTCGCGGATGGGTTATCACGCAGAAGCTAAATATCTAATGACTACTGATGTAGAAGATTTATAGCTCAAAAGTAAGGGTCACTACTCAATAAGTGCGCGGGAGGCCACGGTAAGCCTCCCATTTATTTTACAAGGATAGTAGAATGCTTAAGAATATTACTAATAAAATACCCGACTTTTGTATGAGTCACTGGTTGCTAAGAATTCCACTTGCAATCGTATTCCTTCAACAAGGATTTGCTAAATGGCCAATTGATGCCGAAACAGCAGCATCATGGGAACTACCTCTTTTAGTTTGGGCATTCGTTGTTCTAGGCGAAATTGGAGCAGGCATTGGACTATTAGTCGGTGGATCTCTTTATAAGTATCTAAAAGAGCTCGGCGATATATTAACACGGTTTTCAGGTATTACTATTTGTAGTATTATGACCGGTGTTATTTGGATGGCACAACCAGAAAGTTTTACTGAAGTATTATTGTATGACAATTTCCACGTCCTATTATGGGTAGGTGGAATGTTTTTTGCATTGAGAGGAAATAGAACATGACTAAAAACTTAATAGCATTTATTGCTTTTTTTATCGTAGCAGGTTCCACAGCGCATGCTGATAAAGCATTTCGTAAATGCGCATCTTGCCATAGTATTGAAGAAGGCGGAAAAAACGGTGCTGGACCAAACCTATGGAACGTTATGAATCGTGGCGCAGCTGTAAATGAAGATTATCGTTATAGTAAAAAGCTATTAGCATGGGCAGAAGAAAATCCTCAATGGACTCCTGAGCTTATGGATAAGTGGCTAACCAATTCTAAAAAAATGGTAAAAGGTACTAAGATGAATTTCAAAGAAAAGAAAGAATCAAAGCGCCAAGCTATTATTGAATACCTACAATCAATGGGTACAGAACAATAAAAAATGCATGGCGAATATGGGCAAAAAGCTTAGGTGAAAAGGTCGGAGAGACTGACACTCAAGCAAACGTGGTTGCCGTCATAAGAACTTTCTGGTGGGTAGTCCATATTGCTACCTGCTTTATGATTATTATACACAATGGAGCAAAATTAGGATGGTGGCTATGACAACACTAAGATGGCAAATGATTAATGCAGCACATGACCATGCCAAAGCACATGTTGAAAAACACAAAATGAATATTGAAATCTATTTAACGAATCCAGCTGGTATTGGTGAACACTCTGATATTATGGATGCAATCGAAAAAGAACTTGAGGAGATGGCAAAGTATGAAGATCATATGGAAATTCTTAACAAGTACTTCCCAAAATAGAGACCTGAGTTTGCATAGAGCTCATACCTCTAAATACGAAGATCTATGCATGTAAACACACAACACACAAAGGAGACTATTATGTCTAATAAAAATCCGTTTGAAATCCGTTCTGAAATGTTGCAACTCGCAAAAGAATATATGGATCAACAACAATCTTTGAATATGGCATTTGCTGAAAACATGGTTGAAGCTGGTAGAAAAACAGCTGAAGAAATGCAACAAGCATATCAAATGTATTCAATGGAAGATCTTATGGAAAAAGCTAAAGAGATGTACTCTTTTGTTTCGAAAAAAGACTAAATTGTAGAGGGACTTCGGTCCCTCTTTTTTTATTATAGGAACTATCATGATTAAAATTATTAGATTAAATTCTGGCGAAGAACTAATTGCTGAAACAAAAATAGAAGATTTAACATATGTTTTAAGTAATGTTTCAATAATTATTCCGACCGAAAAGGGAATTGGCCTTATGGACTTTATGGCTTATTCTACTGTTCCAGATAAGGGATTAGAAATTAAATCTGACTTTGTTGCTTTTACTTCTGAACCAGTTGAAGGTCTATTAAAGCAATATAAATCAGTTCACTCAAAAATTATTACTCCAAGCCAAGGATTAATCACATAAAGTTGTTTACTTTCTCCGCAAACTTTGATATAATATTTACTATGTAATGGAGGTAAACCCTTGGAATTCTACACTAACGTAACTCGTTACGGCAACAGTCTTCTTTATCGTGGCTACAAAAACGGCCAACGTTTTGAAGACCGTATTAAATTCTCACCAACACTCTATCAAGCAGATCCAAATGGAACCGCGTATACCATGAACGGTGTGCGCGTTTCTCCACGCTTGTTTGATACAATGCGCGAAGTAAAAGATTATCAGCAAGCATGGAAAGATGTTGGTGGTGCTGATAAAACTCTATACGGTCAAACTAACTTTGTCTCTTCTTTTATTCAAGAAAAGTTTCCAGACAATATTGAATTTGATCGTGATATTATTAATGTGTCAACAATCGATATTGAAGTTGCCTCTGATGATGGATTCCCAACTCCAGAAGAAGCAGCTTATCCAGTAATCTCAATTACTATTAAAAACAATATTGATAACATTTATTATGTCTGGGGTCTATATGATTATAATCCTTCTGCTTGTACACTTGGTAGTGTCACTGCTAATGATATTGTTTATGTTCAATGTCAAGACGAGCGAGAATTACTCTTACGCTTTCTTGCTCATTGGAATTCAGATCGTCATTGCCCTGATGTTATTACTGGTTGGAATACCCGCTTCTTCGATATTCCTTACCTCGTAAATCGTATTACTAAATTCATTGGCGAAGACTTTGCTAAAAAGATGTCACCTTGGGGTGTAGTCAATCCTCGATCTGTAACAACTATGGGTCGTGAACAACAATACTATAATCTTGAAGGTATTGCATCTCTTGATTATCTTGAACTTTTCAAAAAGTTTGGTTACTCATATGGTGCTCAAGAATCCTATAAACTAGATCATATTGGTCACGTTGTTCTTGGTGAACGTAAACTTTCTTACGAAGAATTCTCTTCACTTCATTCTCTTTACAAACACGACTTTCAAAAGTTTATTGACTATAATATCAAAGATGTTGAACTAGTTGATCGTCTTGAAGATAAGATGGGTTTGATTACCCTTGCACTTACTATGGCTTATCGTGGTGGTGTAAACTATACTGACACTCTCGGCACAACCGCGATCTGGGATTCAATTATCTTTCGAGATCTATCTCAACAAGGTATTGTTATTCCTGCTGCTGAAGACAAATTCAAATCCGATTATCCAGGTGGCTACGTAAAACCGCCTCAAATTGGTTTACACGAATGGGTTGTTTCTTTTGACTTGGCTTCTCTTTATCCAAACATTATTGTTCAATGGAATATGTCGCCTGAAACTATTGTCGATGGTAAGCGTGAACAAATGGATCCAGACATGGCCTTGGCTGGCAATATGCCGCAACTAAAAGGTGACTATGCGCTTGCAGCTAATGGTGTATATTTTACCAAAGAAAAGCAGGGCGTATTACCAAAAATCATTGTTGACTATTACAATGAACGTAAAGCTGTTAAGAAACGCATGTTGGCTTCTCAACAAGAACTTGAAACAATTGATAAATCAAATGTCGTTGAAAAATATCGAGTTGAGCGTGATATTGCCCGTTATGAAAACCAGCAAATGGCGATTAAAATTCTGTTGAATTCGCTTTATGGCGCATTGGGCAACAAATACTTTCGTTACTTTGATCTTCGTGTTGCTGAAGGTATTACCTTAACTGGTCAAACTGTTATTCGTTGGGCTGAACGTTCTGTAAACGAATTTATGAATAAAATTGTTGGTACTGATAACAAAGACTATGTAATCGCAATTGATACTGATTCTGTCTACGTTAATTTTGGCCCTTTAGTTGATAAGTATGTAAAAGATAACCAAGTAGATAATATTGCTCAAATATGCAAAGATCAATTTGAGCCAATGCTTGAAAAATCATATCAAAATTTATATGATATGTTTAATTGCTATATGCCTCGTATGGAAATGGACCGTGAAGCAATTGCTGATCGTGGCATCTGGACTGCTAAAAAACGTTATATCTTGAATGTTCATGACAATGAAGGTGTTCGTTATGCTGAACCAAAACTTAAGATCATGGGTATTGAAGCTATTAAGTCTTCAACTCCATCAGCGTGTCGTGATGCACTGAAAGCTTTGTTCAAAGTAATTGTAACCGGTGATGAAGGTGCTACACAAAAAGCAATTCAACAATTCAAAGATTATTTTGTTACATTGCCACCAGAAAATGTATCCTTTCCACGTGGTGTAAATGACACCATCAAATGGCGGGATCGTAAACTGATCTATAAAAAGGGTACTCCAATCCATGTACGTGGGGCACTCCTATATAATCATAATGTCAAAGACAAAAGCCTTGATAAGAAATATACACTTATTCAAAACGGTGAAAAGATCAAGTTTTGTTATTTGAAAATGCCAAATCCAATCAGAGAAAATGTTATTTCATTCCCTGATTATCTTCCACAAGAATTACAGCTTCATAAATACATTGACTATGATCTGCAATTCAAAAAAACCTTTTTGGATCCAATTGAACCAATCCTAGATGCTATTGGCTGGTCTGTTGAAGAAAAGGTATCAATTGAAGACTTCTTTGCATAAGGAACTTATACATGGCTAATACAGAAGCATACATACAATCATTAAAGAAAAAGCATAAACATTTGCATCAAACTATTGAAGCTCTTGAAGCAGAAAAAGCTCCAGACGAAGTTATTACTCTTCGAAAAAAAGAAAAGCTCGCTTTAAAAGATAAAATTTCTGAACTTTCTTCAAAATAACTGTGTACATTCTTTTTTGGTTGTGATATAATAGTTCTATACCAATGAGGAGAAGCGTATGTTTGGTGAAGTCAGCTACGAAGTTTTAGACGAAGTTATCATAGGCTCAAAGAAAAAGCCAGGAACTCACCTTCAATTAGTTAAAACTAAAAGGGGAAATACTCGTATTTTATGCTGGCATTCAATTGGAAAAAGATGGGCCACTATGTACCGACATGGAGACATTGAAGGTGTATGGGCCTCTTGGAAACGAATAGAGAAAAGTATCAATGAACGTAAGAAAAGTAGGGCAAAACCAGTGGGTGATCCAGGTAAAGGAAAACCAAGAAACAAAGGAGCTGTATCTAGATCTACCAAGCGACGTACTAAATCAAGTCGGGTGGGATGACGGCGATACAATCATTTGGGAAGAGCTCGATGGTGGCAATTGGTCGCTAACTAAGAAAGATTAGTTATGAAGTGGATATTTGATGTTGATGGTACTCTTACACCAAGTAGGAGTAAAATGGATTCTGAATTTAAAGAATACTTTTTAAAGTTTGCAAAAGCTAATCGAGTATATCTTGCGACGGGATCTGATTACCCAAAGACCGTAGAACAAATTGGTTCTAAAATATGTGAAACAGTAAAAGCTTGCTATAATTGCTCCGGTAATTCTATTTGGGTTGCTGGTAAAGAAGTATATAGTGCAGACTGGGAACTACCAGAACTTGCAAGGTACTTCTTAGAAAGCTGTTTGTATGAAAGTAAGTTTAGTATACGCACTGGAACTCATATTGAAGAACGTCCTGGTATGGTAAACTATAGTACTATTGGCCGGAATTGTACTCAAGAAGAAAGAAGCCAATACATTTTATTTGATAAAGAATTTAATGAACGTCACACAATCGCAGATTCATTTAATACAATGTTTCCTGACCTAGAAGCAAAGGTTGGTGGAGATACTGGAATTGATATTTTTCCAAAGGGATTAGATAAATCTCAAATTGCACAACACATAAAGGGTTCAGCAATTTTCTTTGGCGATAAAATGATGCCAGGCGGAAACGACAGACCATTAGCAGAACAAATTGTAAAAAGGTTTGGCGGTCGAGCTATTGAAGTAAAAGGCTGGAAAGATACTTGGAAAAGGATGAAAGAAATATGATTCACTTTAGTTACTATAATTCAGAAATAGAAGAAACTGTAGAAATGCAAACCGATATGGATGATATTTCTACTCATGAACTTTGCAATATGCTTGAACGATTTATGCTTGCAATAGGTTACGTTTTACCTGAAAATTGCAGTGTACAAATTGCAGAAAATGATGTATAATAAACTATATTATGAAAACGGAGAAACACATGGCAAAATACGAGCCAAAAACTTATCCTAGTGATACTATCAAAATGAAAAACCATTGGGCCGTTGGCACAGTATGGGATGTTATTGGTAGCCGCGGAAATAACTATAACGTAGAATTTTTAGATAAAGGTTTTAGCTGTGATTGCCCCGCCTTTAAAAAATGCAAACATATTAAAAAAATAGAGGAAGCTTTCAATGTCTGATTGGGCAAATGATATTACTATGATGCACTACAAGTTTGGTGTAAAAGAATGGTTTGAAAAGAATAAGCACGACAAAGAATTGATGAAAAATTATCTAAACTTTCGTCTTGCGATGTGTAAAGAAGAACTTGACGAAACAATGGATGCTATTGAAGCAAAAGATCCAGAAGAAATTGTTGATGGTCTTATTGATCTTTGTGTTTTTGCAATTGGCACTCTCGATGTATTCGGTGTTGACGCAAACGAAGCATGGGATCGAGTGTATGAAGCAAATATGGCTAAAACACCAGGCGTAAAAGAAGGTCGTCCAAATCCATTTGGTCTTCCAGATTTGATTAAGCCTGAAGGCTGGACTGCTCCAACACATGAGGCTAATCATGGGAATTTCCCTGACGCTGTTTAACAGCATTTTTGATAATAAAACTGATAAAAGAATGGATCTCTCGAATTGGCAACAGTTCGAGAGTCTGCTGTATGATCTTTCCACTGTTGAACGAAAAGACAAGAAAGATGCGCAACTCATCTCACCAGCAACTTATCAACCTGATACTACAAGGGCAAATGCTAATGTAGTTAATTGGGCCGGTTGGGCTGCAGTTGATGTCGACGATCACGTATTTGAAGGTGACTTAGAAAATGAACTATATAATCGTTATGGTGATTGGTATTACATTTGCTACTCAACTGCTAGCAGCACTATCGATCATCCGAAGTTTCGACTCGTATTCCCACTTAAAGCTTCGATTGGAGTCGATCAAATTAAGAAATTTTGGTTTGCGCTCAACACTGAACTCGGATCAATCGGAGATCGGCAGACTAAAGATTTATCTCGCATGTATTACATTCCTGCGAGCTATGCTGGTGCTAATAATTTTATTTTTACTAATTCTTCAGGTTCTTACATTGATCCTTATGCTTTAATTGATAAGCATCCAATCGTTGAAAAGAAAGGTTCAAGCTTTTTTGAACGTTTGCCTGAATCAATGCAAAAGACTATTATCCAGCATCGCAAAGATCAAATGCAAAATAACTCTATTAAATGGGTATCTTATCATGATTGCCCATTTATGAATAAGAACTTAGTTGTAGAATATAAAGCACTTACTGGAACTGGTTGGTATCATATGATGTATAGAATTATGGTCTCAATTGCTGGTAATGCAATCAAACGTGAATATCCAATCACAGTTCAAGAAGTAGTTCAGCTATGTAAAGAACTTGACATGGAAACTGGTAATTGGTATGACAACCGTCCACTTGATAAAGAAGCTGAAAGAGCTATCGAATTTGTTTATGGAAATATGTAATGAAATTTAATGCTAAAACTGACTTAGATCCTGCAAGGCTATATAATAGAGCTGAAACAGAAGCTAAACTAATCCACAGTAAACCATCAACCGCTCGTGGTAGATCTTTAGAAAATATTATAGAAACTGTTATGTATGGCCATGCTGCAGAATTATATCTAATAGACCATGAAAGTTTTAGTGATGATCCACGTGAATATAAAGATGTAATTGATACAGAAGGTAATCAAGTAGAAGTAAAAGTTACTGAAGGCGAATATTATGTTCCGTATGTTTTACAAAGATGTAATGACGCCGCAATAGAAACTTGGCGAAAATATCCAGAAGTTCTTTATGTCTTTATTGGTAATAAAGAAACATGTGATTATAAACTACACGGAATTTATTTGTGGAATGGTAAACAATTTTGTTTACAAACCGAAGAAGATAATGTATAATATACCTATTATATTGATGGAGTACCTATGAAATACGATTCAAATAAACCACCTTTGCATCTCATTCCACCAGAAATTCTAGTTGAAATTTCTGAAATCTTTGCGTTTGGTGCTGAAAAGTATGGTGAAAACAATTGGCGCGATGATGGTGGTTCTACAGGTTATGGTAGAACCTATTCGTCTATTCAACGGCATCTAAATACATTTTGGCAAGGTGAAGATATTGATCCTGAATCTGGTAAAAGTCATTTAGTTCATGCTCTTACTCAGTTGATTATTCTCCGCATTCACCAACTTGAGCATCCTGAAATGGATGATCGTTACAATATTACGAGACCAAAGAAATGATTATAGGATTTACATGTTCTACATTTGATCTGCTTCATGCGGGTCATATTGCTATGTTAAGAGAAGCAAAAGCTCAATGTGATTATCTTATTTGTGGTTTACAAGTTGATCCTAGTCGAGATCGTAAAGAAAAGAATCCACCAGTACAAAGTTTAGTTGAAAGGCATGTTCAACTTTCTGCTTTAAATTACGTTGATGAGATCATTCCGTATTGTACAGAAGCTGATTTACTTGATATAATAAACATGTATCCAATCAATGTTCGTATTCTAGGCGATGAATACAAAGACAAAGATTTTACTGGAAAAGATGAATGCCGCAAGCGTGGTATTCAACTTTATTTTAATAAACGAGATCATAGGTTCTCATCCTCTGATCTAAGAAAGAGAGTATGTGATGCTGCTAAATAGTGTAAAAGATATTCGTGAATTCTTTATTGGCGAACTAAACGATGAAGCATTTACTATTGACAAAACAGGACAACGCACCATTGAAATGCTTGGCGCTAATTTTTTAGCAACTGAGCCAGCGATCTTTGGTGAACCAGTTAAGTCTTATATTAATGCTGAGCTTGCTTGGTATGAAAGCGGTTCAACAAACATTTACGATATTCATGGTGCTGATAAAGAACCACCTCAAGCATGGCGATATGCTGCTGATCAACATGGCAATATTAATTCTAACTATGGCCATTTAGTCTTTGCAGACAAGTATCACAATCAATTTTATAATGCTTTTGATGAACTATGGCATAATCCTGATAGTCGCCGCGCTCAAATGGTTTACAATCGTCCATCTATCTGGGTTGAATTTGATGAAGGTGGTAAATCAGATTTCATCTGTACTAATGCGCAAACCTTCTATATCCGCGATGGCATTTTGCATATGGTGTCGCAGATGCGCTCAAATGATGTTGTGTTTGGATATAAAAACGATTACGCTTGGGCTCAATACTTAATGGATAAGTTTGTTGCTCAATGGAATGAACAATGCAAACTTCCTGGCAATAAACACTTTACTATTGAAAAGGGTATGCTTACATGGCAGGTAATGAATTTGCACGTATACGAACGTCACTTTAATTTGGTGAAGTAATGAATAAATTAATATTAATTAGCGATATTATTGAGCAAAAAGTGCGTAAAGAAAAAGAGCTTCAATACTATCAAGAAGAACTTGAAAAGCTTAAGCAAAAAATGTGGTTCATTCAAAAAGATATCGATGTTACAAATATAATCATTAATATGATTGAAACAGAAAAAGTAGTAGATTTTAAAGATCAAATGGAAACCAAAATGTTAGGAGAAGACGATGCCAACTATGAGGGGTGAATGGAACAAACGCTATCTTGATCTTGCCCGTACTGTAAGTTCATGGTCAAAAGATCCATCAAAGAAAATCGGTGCTATTGCTGTTGGTACTAAAGGTCAGGTTCTTGCTCAAGGATATAATGGGTTTCCACGCGGTATTAGTCATTCTAGTAAAAGACTAAAAGATCGCGATTTGAAGTATAAGTACGTAGTTCATGCTGAAATGAATTTGATATATAATGCATCGTACAATGGTGTATCCCTTGATGATTCTACAGTCTATGTTACTGGTCTACCGGTTTGTTCAGAATGTGCTAAAGGTCTTATTCAAGTTGGTGTTCGTCAAGTGATTATGCCAGTACAAAAAGATACACCAGAAAAATGGAAAGATTCATTTGAATTTACTAAAGAATTATTTGAGGAGGCTGGGGTTGCCTGGCAGTTTATATGATTGAGCATATTATTATTCCCACGCTAGGTCGTATGGATAAACAAGTCACATACAATAATCTACCTAAGAAATATCAAGATAAAGTAACCTTTGTAGTTCAAGCTCATGAGTTTGAAGAAATGAGAGAAAGATATGGTTCAGCTGTTATTGGTCTCCCTGATAATATATCTAGAATCGCGCCTACGAGAGAGTGGATCTTTAACAACTACCGAGAGTGTCGTCATATGGTTTTTGATGATGACCTCGATTTTGTTGTAAAAGAGCCAAATCCCGGTGAAGGTACTAAATGGCTATCACGTCGTTTTACAGAACAAGATTTTGATGACACATTTGGTCTAATGAATCAATGGATGGATGAAGGTATTGTCTATGGTGGTTTACTTCCAGCTTGGGTAATTCCAGATGTACGTCAATGGCCAGTTCGTGAGTGTCAACGTATTATGACAAACGTATTTTATGATGGGCCAAATGTTCCAGATGGAATTGAATGGAATCGAGTAGCAGCTGCTGAAGACTTTGATGTAAATCTTCAATTGCTTACAAAAGGTTTTAAAAATCGTATTAGTGCTAAATATATGGTAACATGTTCTGAAACAAATGCCGAAGGTGGTTGTTCTACATGGCGCACTCTTGAAGTACATAATGATGCACAAAGAAAACTAGCAGAACTTTGGCCAGACTTTGTAAAGGTTCGCGAAAAAGAAGTTCCTAATGGACCTTGGAAAGGCCAAATAAAATTAGCAACTACTATTCAACATAAGAAAGCTTATGAGTCCAGCCAACATCAATCGTTGGAGGATTTTTTCGGATGAAATATGCAAGTATAGTACCACTCATTGGTGGTGAAACAATTGCAATGGAAAATGCATTTGGTAAAAGGCCTGAATATATTGTAAGCTATGAACCATTTGCTAATAATGACCAGCATATTGTTGAACATTATAATCATGAAGTTCCATACAATGTAATTACTGAAAATAGTTCTACAAAGTTTGAACAGGTGGATGTTGTAAATACTGTTTGCCCGTGTGCGGGTTTAAGTAGTCTTTCACCTTCATCTGCTAGTGATAACGTTGCTAATGATTGGATGTTTATTACTTCTGAATATGTACTAGGTACTATGGCACCTAAAGTATTCTGGGGAGAGAATGCACCACGACTTGCATCTAAAATGGGTGAACCTGTAGTCAAACGCCTTCGTGAAATTGGTAAGAAACATGGTTATACATTCTCAATCTATAAGACTAAATCTATTCTTCATGGGTTGAGCCAAGTTCGAGATCGTACGTTTTATTTCTTTTGGAAAGATGATCGTGTTCCTGTCTTTGATTACTTCCACCGTCCTCATGAAAAAATTGAGGATATGATTCGATCAGTGCCAAATAATCCAGATGATCCTATGAGTCAAATGCTGACTAATACTAAAAAGCCTACTGATAATCCGTTTTATAAGTATGTGCTTGAAGTTATTGAAGGTGGTATTACTCACCAAGAATTTGCTGCTAAGATCGAAAAGACTACTAATCCACTTGATTACATTGAAGCCAATGGCATTAAATATAATGAAGTAGGAGAATGGATGGAAGCAAATGGTTTTGAGCGTGAAGCTGCAAAATGCAATCGTATGTATGAAAAGCTAAAAGCTGGTGGTAACATCATGCGAAAAAATACTGAAATTCCAAAAGATTACTTTGGAGCTTTTGTAGGTCATATGCCAACTTCAACTGCTCATCCAGATGAAGATAGATATTTAACTGTCCGTGAAGCTATGGAAGTAATGAAGCTGCCTCGTGACTTTGTTCTACAAGGTGGGCTCAAAAATCTAAATCATATTTGTCAAAATGTTCCGGTGACAACAGCAACAGATATGGCTGAACAAATTAAAAAATACCTTAGTAACAAGTTAGATACTGTTGATGCTGATTTTATGATTCAATGTAATAAAACAAAATCACTTGATTACAAACAAATTGGTGTACAGCTAGACGAATTTATGGTATAATATACTTAATATAAATGAAAAGGTGACTTATATGTCTGTAATGGATAAACTCAAAAAGAATTCTAAGTTGAAAAATACTGAAGTTCTTTCAAAATCAAAGTTCTTTACCGAAAAAGATATGGTGCCAACTGAAGTACCAATGGTAAACGTTGCTTTGTCTGGTTCTGTTGATGGCGGTCTTACTCCAGGTATGACTGTTCTTGCAGGTCCTTCAAAACACTTTAAAACTTCTTTTGCTCTTTTGATGGCAGCTGCTTATATGAATAAGTACGAAGATGCTGTTATGCTATTTTACGATTCTGAATTTGGTTCTCCTCAATCTTATTTTGAATCATTTGGTGTAGATCCATCTCGAGTACTTCATACTCCAATTACTAATGTTGAAGAACTTAAGTTTGATTTGATTGGCCAACTTGAAAATATTGAACGTGAAGATAAAGTAATTGTTGTAATCGATTCAATTGGTAACCTTGCATCTAAGAAAGAACTTGAAGATGCTATTAATGAAAAGTCAGTTGCTGATATGTCCCGTGCAAAGGCCTTGAAAGGTCTTTTCCGTATGACAACTCCATATTTGACTATGCGAGATATTCCTCTTTTGGCTATTAACCATACATATCAAGAAATTGGTTTGTTTCCAAAAGCTGTTGTTTCTGGTGGTACAGGTATCTACTATTCAGCAGATAATATCTGGATTATTGGCCGTCGTCAAAACAAAAAGGGTACAGAAATTACTGGTTACGACTTTGTGATTAATGTTGATAAATCTCGTTATGTAAAAGAAAAATCGAAGATTCCAATCTCGGTATCTTGGGATGGTGGTGTAGAACAATGGTCAGGTCTTCTTGAAGTTGCAATGGTTGGTAACTTTGTACGTAAACCAAGTAATGGTTGGTATGAAGCAATGGATCCTGCGTCAGGTGAAGTTCTAAGCCCAAGTAAAGTTCGTGAAGCTGAAACTCTTACTGAAGAATTCTGGAAGCCAGTATTTGAAAAAACAAACTTCAAAGAGTTCTTAAAAGAACATTATACAATTGGTTATAAATCTACTATTGATGAAGCCGCATTAGAGGGTGTACTTGAGGGAGGAAATGATGTATAATAATATCAGTCAATATGATTACGATCAGATTGAATATCATAAAGGAACTAATCATGATTCTTTTAAAATCAAAACAGGACGATTTTCTGGTACAGTAATTACATTTGGCGAAATTGCTATCCAAGAACAAATGGATGGTAGTAACCCAAAACTAAAATTTCAATATCAAATTGAAGAAGCCCCAACTAATCCAGACGAACTAAAAGATGACGCTGAATTCAATAATTATGTTGGTGATATGTTAACACATATTATTGAAGCAGCAATCGAAGATAACAATTTTGCAATTGGTGAGCAACCTGATGGAACCGAATCTACAAACAACAATTCTAAGGAATCTAATTAATAATGAAAGCTTTACACGCAAAGTTATCCCTTTTCTAAAGAAAGATTATTTCGAAGGCAGTCAACGTATTGTCTTCGATCAAATCATTTC